ATTGTTGATCAGGTAGTCTTAAATCAACCTAAAACAATGGACGATTATGTCCGAGACTTGGTTGATACCACTGTCATTACTTTAGGGCAGACCAGTTTGACTGGATTGCCAGGCATAGCTTTACAAACACGGTTACAAAAGCAAGAGAAAGTAAGTCCAGATAAATTAATTGACGAAGCTCTTAAATCAGCGGAGCAACAGCCTACTCCAGAGGCTGCTGGCGATACGGCACTGGCTGTATTGCCTCTAGTAATAACTTCGCTAAGCAAGTCTAAGATAGACGCTAACGACTATGCAGGTTGGGCTAAACAAGCTGCTCTGGCCTATGAGAAAATAGCTAAAGCTATCCCTGATGAAGATACATTAGTCAAACAGACCCTTAGCGACACTGTCAAAGCTTTTAAGCTTATAGCAAGTGGCAGAAAGCTAAAGGATGAGGAATTGCCTATTTTGTCCCATGCTAGTGCTGAGGTTGCAGAATGGCCCGATGATATACCAGGCAAACAAGCCCTGCTAAAAGCTATTGATACAGCAATCAAGACTAATGAATTTCCTAAACCTGCTACTGCTGTTCCTGAGTCTAACTTACTTACTCTTGGGTTTAAGGCTTCTGAGCAAAAGAAGCTTAGTGCCGAAGACAAGGAGAAGATTCTAAAGAACAAGATTAGCAGAAAAGATGTGGTTCTCAAAAGGGACGGTACAGTAGTTTATAAAAAGGAAAAAGCTGTTGGTGAGGAGTTAATCCCCAAAGAAACAACGCCTGCTCCCACTAAGGAAAAGAAGAAAGCGCTGCCTATAGAAGAGGGAATGAAAAAGACTGTAGATGTCTATAAGAATTTGGGATACAGCGCTAAAGACATTTCATCTCTAGCTCCTGAAGAACTAGCTAGAATAAAGAAAGAAAAGATTCCTCGGAAACAGGTAGATATTAAAGAAGGCAAAATTGTACCTAAATCAGTAGAGAAAGTTTCTGCTAAGGAAGTAAAACCTACAAAAGAGCTAATTCCTAAAGAGGAAAAGCCTCAACAGGCAATTGATATTACCAAATTATCTCAGACGCCTAAGTCTAAAATCGGTGATTTAGTAACCATTGATGAAAATGCAAAAGAACTCGTATCTGTAAAAGGCAATAAAGTAACTGTTCATCCTGATTTCTTTAAGAAGAGGAAAGTAACTCGTGCAAAGCTTCTACAAGAAGCTATTCAACAAAAACCAGAACAAGCTCCGCCTCAGAAACAAAAAGTACCTCCTCCTAAATTTACAGATACGCAAAAGCGGTCGCTTAAAAAACTGGGGTACAGCGATAAGCAAATAAAAAGAATGAAAGCGGAAGCCGCTAAGGAAATCTTGTCTAAGAAGATCAAAGCCGATTTTGTTAGTGTAAAACAAGATGGAACTATAAAAGTATTTAAAGAGAGTAACGAAGTAGAAGCGGCTCTGAAAAAGAAAGCCAAGGTTCTCAAGAAGAAGCCTAAAGCCGTATCCTTGCCTGAATTTCCAAAGATGAAAAAAGGGAAAGAGTCCCCTGAATTAGCAGCTAAAGTGTATAAAATAAACTACGATGGCCAATGGCCCGAAGGCTCTATGATGGGCAAACTTAGTGGTGCATACTCCTTTACTTTGACTGGAAAGACTCATCCTGTTTTTGAGAAAAAGGGCGGGGCAACTACTATAGTTGTGCCTAAAGGAGAACTCCACAAACTGCCTGAAATCATCAAACAAAAAGTTAAGGAATACGAAGCAGAGACGGGGCTGTCTGCTCCTGAGCTTATTCCAGGACATCCTGTTAAATCAGAGGCCAAGAATTTAGAACAAGCTCCCTCTAAAAAGATGAGGTTGTTTAAAGTAAATATGAAAGCCCTTAAACGAGTGAAAGCTTCTCCCACTATTGAGGATAAAATAAGTGCTGCTTATTTTAGATTTCAACCTACATGGGAAAAGTTTACAGGGAAAGGGCGGTATTTAATGCCCAATCTTGGCAGGACCAAGCTCGTACAAAAAGAAGCCAAGGCCAGAGGCGTTCAAGATAAAGACTTGTTTAGGCTTGACTATTTGCTAAGCGCCAAAGAATGGTTAGCTGGAACCAATTTCAAAGAACAGATTAAAAAAGGACTAATTACCGAAAAAGAAGCTCAAGCCAGAATTAGGTTTTTCGATAAGTTCGGTGAAAACGTTTTCAGATTTAAGTCCGAGCTAACGTCTGGTCTAACGGATATGTTTCGTAAATGGGCGGAAGGAGAGCCTTATCGGTTAGACCCTGACGAACCTGATTCTCCTCATATTAACAACATAATTAAAGAAGCACAGGGAACTCCCAAAGAGAAAATTGCTCCTCGTTATACTCTAAAGGAGTTGCTACATCCACCAAAAGACAAGGCAGAAGATATATCCAACCATCTGGCATATAGCTTAGCCTACACCATAATGGATCGCTACATCAGGTTGGCTAAGAGCATAGGAGAGTCTGCATTAGAAACTTTGTTGGATAACATGCTAACGTATGGCCTGGTCCATTACGAAATGGCCCTTGAAGACGAAGATTCCTTTTTCTTCAACGAAATGGCCCCTACTGAACTGTCCGACGAACAAATTCAGCAGCTTCTAAAAAATACCACCTTTGACAAAATTGCGGACTACTTGGAGAATTTCCACTTCTTCTATCTAAAGAATAACATGGGGCTTCATAAGCTGGACACCATTCTAGGACTGTCCGCAGGGTTAATGAAATATACAATGGACCTAATAAGGTCTGAAGAATATTTTGAATCCAATGATGCGGGACGGCTAGTAAGGAATGAAGTAAAGAATGTAGTTTTTCCTGCTATTCAGCGAATTATCCAGGCTGCCGATAGGCTAATGGTAGTAAGTCGAGACATTAAACATATTGTCGGCATCAAAGGCATTATGAAAAAGCTGGAGCGCATGATAATAGCATATCAGAATAAGGAGATAGACAACCCTGACAAGTATATCCGCACGTTAGAGCCTTATTGGAGAAAAGTAATCCTTCCTTACCTGAGCCGTAACGAAAGAGCCTTAGCTGAAAAAATAGGCAGTGAAGAATTTTATGCTTCTAAGAAAGAAGGTCTGGCAGAAAAGATGCTGGACAATCTGGTCAGTCGAATAGATGCGCACGGCGCCAGTGCTAACGGATTTAAAAAGCTGATTACTCAGCCCAATGCAAATGCCTACCAAGGGTTATTATATCTAGCCAAACACGCTCAATCGGCCCATGTGCGCTATATGGCTAGCATGTTGAGCGATCTAGGGTACGCTGCAAGGGCGCTACCTGATGTAGAGATGAGAATAGCACGCACGCCACGCTCATCTAGGGCGATATTTAACCCCAGGGGGCCTAAAGTCGGGGCTATTTCTATCAGACCAGGACTATCTTCTTCTGAGATGGAAGCATGTTTCTTGCACGAAGTAGTCCATGCCCTTACTTATTATAGACTGTCTATTAATAAAGAAGCGAATAGGCAAATCAAAGACTTGATGAAGGAAGTCAGAAAGCACCTGTCCAGCGCTGAAAAGAAAGTAGCAGACCTTCTACTTGAAACTGTAAGATCAAAGACTGAAGTTGATTGGAAAGAAATAAATAGAATTGTCACTGGAGACGAATCTTTCAGGAAACACTTTGATGAATTTGGGGAACATTGGTATGGATTACTTTATGCTTTTTCGGACCCTCATGAGTTTACGGCATATGCTATGTCTGACCCCTCTGCATACTTATTCCTTAACAGTATCGAAATTGAAACAGAACCTAAAAAATCTCTGTGGGACAAAGTAGTTAATTTTGTAGCTGATTTATTAGGAATAGGCAAAGAGAAAGCTGCTCTGTGGACAGAGTCTGTCAAAGGTGTATTGAATATTATTAAACAAAGTCATCTGAGGGAAGTCGCAGAGCTTAAATCTATACGAGGTGAACCCCGATTCTCCGATTATCTGAAAAAACAAATAATGGGGGAAGCGCCTGCTGAAGAAGCTCTAAAAGATTTCCAAGTCAAACAATTTGATGGCGAACTTGCTCAGTTTGCTCCTTCTTTGAATGACTATGATTATGAGCACCTAAAAGGTTTTGCTAAACAAATCTTAAAGCAGTCGCCGAAGGCTGCTCCCAAGCTTGCAGATATAGGAAAAGTTCGTAAGGCAGTGGGGCTACCGTTGTGGACTTCTCTTATACATCCAGAATTTGCTCCTTTATTCAAACACGTAGTTAAAGCTATGGAAGAGAAGAACTTTTCCCTCCATAATATTTTGGAATCGGGAGATATATACTTCTCCCAACTCAATAATGAGGAGAAGGAAGCAGTCAATGCCGCTGTTAAAATAAGTGACGCTCTTAATATCAAGTTCAGTAAAAAAGAACTTGCTGAATTTCCTACTACTGTCAAAAAGCTTAAACAACTTTTTAATCAGCTTTTCTTGTACAGAAATGCTCCTGCCGCTATACGGCAACAGCTTTTGGAACAATCTGAATTTGATTTGCCCAAAGAGTATTCGCAACCAGAATATATTAAGCGGTTTAAGTATTTTTTTGATTATGCTTTGCCCAGCCTTAAAGTTAAAAAGATTTTCGGTACTGCTGCCGACGGGTATTACAATTACCGAGAGGTAACTAACAAGACAGCGGAGCATATTTCTGACAAGCTTTTAACTCTTATCATTGATACTGTCATAAAAGACCCTATGGCAGCTAATACGGTATTTACCCTAATAAAGCATCCTAAACTAAAAGAGCAGTTGTCCAAAGAAAGTATGGCTATCTATAGGCCGTTAATAGAAGAAATAGAAAATCATTCTTTGTTCAAAAAATATGAAAAGATTAGGGAGTTGATAGATAAGCTAGATTTTTACAGCCCTCGATACAGGGATCAGGACGCTGCTGAAATGATAGTAGCTTTCGATAAAGAAGCGTTTAAAGCCTCTTTTTCAAAACATATCGCTCAAACTGGAAGCAGAGCCAAAGCTTTGGAGAAGGTCTATAATGATCTCTCCCAGCAAAACAAAGTATATCTGAGAGAGCATGTCAGGCGCATAGACCCTGATATGCACAAAAAGATAGATAGAGCCAAAAAAGTATTTGGTAAAGAAAACGTAGTGCTGTTGCTCCCTAATTACAAATTGGCAGAAAGCGTTTATGGGGATATTACCGAAGGCAATGTAGGTTCTTTCCTGGAAACTTTGGCTAATAAGACTAAAACTGCTCAAGCCAACCCCGAAACTTTGAGCAATATTCTTAATGAGATTTCTAATATCATTGAAGAAGAACTTTTAGCTAGAAGTAGGGCGGGGCAAAAGTTCTTACATAGAAATCCTTATTTGATTTTAGGTTATCATTTGGACAAAACTACTGAAGAAACGTTTAACTATGTCAACAACGCTGCTAACTATATGGCTCGTATTGATGCTTTGGTTAATGGGCTGCCTCTGCTAAACAGGATTGACCCTAAACAACAGCCAAAATTGAGGGACTATGCCCATAAGTGGTTTTTCGATCAGCTTAAACCACAAACTCAATTCGATAAGGTAGTCGGTAAAACCAAGGCGTATATGTTTTTGTGGTATTTGAGCGGGATGCTTCGTCCTGCGGCAGTACAAACTACTCAGATGTTTGTCAGTACCATACCTTTGGCCAAAACTATTTACAAGATACCGATGAGCAAATCTATCAATCTATTTATGAAGGCTTACAAAGATGTAATCCTCAGCGGTAGTATAGAAGATAATGACAATCTGACTGAAGACGAAAAGAAGTTTTTGAATGTTACTTATGCCAAAGGTGTAACTACCGCCCAGTTTATCAATCAAATAAGAGACGAGGTAGCGGGGAGTGGTGGCTGGGCCGTTAAGGCAGCAACATGGCTGTCTACTCCGTTTGCATATATGGAACAAACCAACCGTCTGGCTACCGCTTTAGGGGTATATAGGTTCTTTAAAGAAGGCAACAAAGGCATTAAACCTGACGATCCTACGTTGATTAACGAAGCTACTGACCTAATTAATATGTCCCATTTTCTAATGGGAAAGCTAAACCTACCTTCTATTGCTACAGGTGGCACTGTGCCTCAAGGTTTGGCCCGACTAGCAGTGACATTTAGGTCGTTTACCATGAACCTTATGGAATTATATAACTATACTTTGCGTCATATGCCTGCTAGTAAAAAGTTATGGGACCTGAATAAAGAAGGGCTAGAGTTTGTAGCATATAGCCTCCTAGCATTTACAATGTTTGGAGGGCTCCTTTCTATACCTTTCCTTGATGATTTGCTCAAATTACTTGAGCGACAGACAGGCAAGCCATTGAGACGCCAGTTCTTTAAAAAGATAGGCGATATTAATAGCCCGTTGGCTTATAGCCTGGAGCGAGGGCTGCCCTCATTGATAGGAGTAGATTTAAGTGGTTCTCTAAAGATAGAGATACCGACTTCTCCTTCTGATGCGCTGAACGCAATATTTGGCGTATATGGCGGCCTGGCCAAAAACGCTACGGACTCTCTTGTCGCATATCAAGGATTTGATAAGATCAACGCTGTTTATAGAATTTTGCCCCAGTTCATAGGCAATCCTCTAAAAGCATACGAAACATATAAAGGATTGAAAAACCAATACAATAAACCTATATATGACGAAAACGGAAAACCTATTAAAGCTACTCCGTTAGAGGCTTTATTAATTGCCACAGGGTTTCGTCCTACCAGGTTTGGGAAGACGTATTCTTATAAAAGCGCAGCAAGAAACATAGCTGCTCATTTTAGAGAAAGGCGAAATAAAATTTATAATATGTTTAGGTCGGCAGAGACACCTGCGCAACGTAAAAAAGTATTAGAAGAAATAATGAAATACAACAAGGAAGCATCTAAGTACATCACTGTTCCTAGAATAACTCTCAGGGCTCTTACTGCCGCTATTACCCCCAAGAGGGAGAAACTAGCTGAAGAACTAAGAATGAGAGGCCTCTAAAACGCTAAAGTAGTTCCAACCTTTCCATCAGTTTCAATGGGGTATCCTACAGTGATACCCCAATTCTTTTTTATATATTCTTTGGTCCTGTTCTCGAAACAATCCTTTAAGATTTCTTGGCATTTCTCTACCACGTCTTCTCTAGCTCGGTAATAATAGGCGTCGTGGATGAATAGATTAGTCAATTTGACTTTGGTTCTAAGTCTAGGCTGGCTCATTATTTCTTTGTAGAACAGGCTTACCCCCAAACAAGCCAACTCCGAACTAAAGTTTTGGACTGGAGTATTGATAGCCTGCCTTTCTGCTTTGCTTCTCCAATAAATATCTTTGTCATTGATCTTGGGCAAATGGCGTATCCTGCCCAATACACATCTAACGTGTCCTAATCTTGATGCTATTGCTACCATCTTTTTATGGTAAATAGGCAGGCGCCAGTACCCGTTGGGTACAGAGAAAAATTTCTCTCTATAAAGGGTAGCTTCTTTTTCAGTTAGAACTATGTCATAGTTTTTAAACGCATAATCTACTAAGGTTTTGGCTTGCATACCATAAAGCAATCCAAACACTACTGGTTTTGCTTTTTGCCTTTGTTCTTTAGTTACCTTGTCATAGGAAACTCCTGCTAATATGGATGCGGTGTAAGTATGAATATCTAATCCCTTATTCAAGGCCCCCAGAATGTTCTCGTCTCCTGCCAACCATCCTGCTATTCTTACTTCGCTCTGGGAAAGGTCTTGCGTGGCTATTACATACCCGTCTTCGGTAGTTATCAGTTCTAAGATATATTTAGCCAGGTCTCCATGAGTAGGGAATTGTTGTAGAGGCGGGTCAAGAATAACCGTCCTTCCCGTAACAGTACCTGTAAGAAATATTTTAGGATAGATATAGCCATCTGGCTTTAGGTTTTTCCTAAGCAGAGGAATGTAAGTGCTTAGAATCTTTTTTATTCTATTATACCTAATAAGATCAGCAACCCAGGGATTGTCTTTAAACCGTTTCAGATGATGTTTGTCTGTAGAGGGTTGTTGAGTTTTCTCTGTAAAAGAGATTGGTTTTAAGCCCAAACCTTCTTTGGTAAACATATATTTTGCTATGACGTTGGGTGTGAGCTTTTCGGCGTCTGGTGGCAGGAGCTTTTCCTCTAGTTTGGATAGCTCGTCGTACAAGACATCCTCATTTTCATCGAGCTTTTTAAGATTTATAGGCCATCCTGTTTGTGAGATATTGGCAAACGCATTTTCTACAGGAATCATATAATAGTAATAATACCGTAGCAGTTTCTTATCTCGGCTAATCCGTGGAGCTAATTCTTTATAGACTTGGAGAGTAGCTTTTGCATCAATGGCAACGTATTTGAGTAACTTGGCTTTGCTTATTTCTGATAGGTTGCTACGGTTGTGCCCGACTATATCTTTTATGTTATACATATCAGTGTAGACATTGGCCAGATGCTCCAAATTATATGCTTCCATGTTTTCATCTACTACATGAGCCATAGTCATTACATCGTAAATCGGGCCTTTTACTTCACACTTCAAATTCTTTTTGCATATCCATTCATCAAATGGGCGGTTATGTACTACTTTAATTATCTTGGGGTCAGAAAGAATTTGCTTGATCTTGGGTTTAAGTTTATTGTCTTTGATTCTAGCGGAATAAATCTTGTCTTTTCCTGCTACTGAAATGGCCAAGACTTCGCCGTTAGTATGAACTACGTCTAGGTTTTCTGTCTCCAGATCAAAGGCTACTACTTTGGAAGTTGGAGGGTCGATAGAGGAATATTCTATCTCTATCTCTGGAGTTTTACCGTGTTTTAGATATTCCACTGCTTCTTTGATGTCTGAGTAGAAAAGTTTTTCTGCCTCTCCCATTTTTGATACAGGGATATTAGGATAGCCAGCATGGGCCTGTCTTAGAATATATGAGGGATGGTACGTTGCTATGTAAGTATACGGCCCTACGTTGTGTATTTCTCCTCGGAACTTGCCAATCTTTTTTCTGTTTAAGTGTTGAAGCAGGGACCATTCTCCCAGCAAAACAATAAGATCAGGTTTGAGTATTTCGAGGGCCTGCATTACATATTCTTTGCAATGTTTTACTGCCGATTCGATGTCTGCTCTAGAATCATTAGGCAGTTTGGGGCATCGCATCGAATTTAAAATAGAGTAATCCTTTCTACTTAGCCCAAAAAGTGAAAACGTTTTCATTAGCAATTGCCCACTTGGGCCGATGAAAGGCTTACCAGATTCTAATTCTTCCCTGCCAGGACATTCCCCTATTACAACAAGTTTAGGAGAATTCCTCTCGTACTTAACCTTCGGTCTTCCTTTGAATGGACAGTCTTTACAGCTCATTGTTTGTCCAAATATGTTTGCATGTTATGCATTAGACGACTTAACAAACCTAACAAAGTAACTACTCTATCGTCCCCTGCGAAAAACGTAGCTACCAAGACTTCTTTGTCTTCGGGGTTATCATATTCATACGCTACACAGAAATTGCGTAACTTTCCATCTTCCAACAATTGTAATATTTCTGATAACGTAGCGTGCGCTTGCCCGTGCTCAACTATTTTGATTATTTCAGCCATCGTTCTCTCCTTCCAAAATACTTAGCAAGTCTTTAATCCTTAATACAGCGTAATCATTCTCATATCTTTTACCTTTGATATGCACGACTAATAAAGGGAGCTTATCTTTTGGAGTGTACTTTTCTGCCTGGGCAAACCAGGATTCTATAACTGATTTAACTCTGGATTTACACTCAATAGCAAATTTATCTGCTAAGACATCGACTCCACCTAATGTACCTAGATTCAATCCTTTGAATAATTCAGCTATCCTTTTTTGGTGTTCCTTCCCTCTTTGCCTGTTTCTTTTTGGATTTGCCAAAACACACCTCCTTAAAAGGACATTTTTTAGCATTTGGGGATAGCTCTGTTCTACACCCACGTTCAGGTATAGTTTTACTTGTCATATCTTTAAGAAGCTGGGGTATTCTTTCATCCAAACCATAGACTTTTCTGTCTATTAGAAAGGATTTAATACCCAGTTTTTGGAAATCTTTCTTGAAATAAATTATATATGCTTCTTCTTTGTCAACACGATATTTATCGAACGCTGGGTCTTTGACAACGAATTTATTGTTGTGCATCCAGAGATAACCGCAACTCTGGACTAGATGATCAAATAGAGGTTCCTCTAATTTATCAAATTCTTTTGCTTCCATACTTTTTATTTCTGCAATAAAGACTTTATTGCCTACTCTAATAAAAGCGTCTACGCTTCCCGTCAGGGAAAACCAACCTCTTGTTAACTCAAGCCCATATTCCTCTAGTTTCATGTTGTACGGGTTACATTTTAATCCCTTAAAATCTGGATAAGAAATGTAGTGTGTTTTACCGCAATCGAAGCATTTCCACTTGGAAATAAGATAGGAACTGTATTGAGATAGCAGGCGTTGTATTAGGATGCCATAACTAAATGCTAAGACCATCTGTTTAGGAAACGCACGTTTGAACCTGAAATTAGTCCCGTTTTTTCTGGCATACCATACTGCCCGTGGGCAGATATTTACTAGATCACTTACATGGAAATGAAGATTTACTCGTTTACTACCAGTAAATTTATCAATCATGTTTTGATACAGATCGTTCTCTATTTGGGAATCGAATGATGTCATTGGTCAGTGCCTCCTTGAACTTCTCCAGTGCAACTAGAACATCTATTAACCTGCTGTACTGGACTTCTGAATAACTAGCTATAGGTAAAAGTAACTCTCTAATAGACCTTAACTCATTAGCTAATACCGCTGGAGTTATTTTTGGCCCTCTTTCATAGTTGTCTTTTTCTTTCTGATAGTACCCTTTTACAAGTATCTCCTTGAGACTGGTACTCATAGCACCTCTAACAGTTTTAACATAGCTTCGGACAATACTATAAGAGGGCCTACAGTTTTACGATATAACTTCACTTTCTTTCTAGCTCCTGATTCCCAGACTCCTTTGATTTCTATCATATGCCCATTGACCATGAAGTCTGGGATGTACCATCTACCATTAGGCAGAGAGAAAGCAAACGGTTCGTACATAAAATTCAAATCATTTTCCCTACAAAACCTGGCAAAAGACGACTCCCATTCACTCTTGTAATCCCAGTGAGGGATTATTACGTGTCCTCCTTTTGGAGGGTCGGTAGGAATACTGAGATAATCAATAAGGCAATCTTTGGAGCAAAAATGGGCGCCATCATACCCTATTGCTTTTAACGTCTTCGCATCAGCGAGGAAGCGACCATTACAATGCAAGCATTTAACTATCACTGTATACCTCCTTGCGATATTGGTTGATTATGGCCTCGACCACCATATTTCTGAAATCTTCTTGGTTCAGTAACTGTTTCAATTCTTTTAGAGTAGGTCTTGTTTCTCCTAACAGGGAGAATGATTTTTTATTTTTGGTAAGTAAATTATACCTTTTTGCGTATTCCAAGATAGGTTTTTCGTCATCGACCTTGCCTCGAATTAAGTCAATAACAAACTCTCCACTCATCTTGGGCAAACCCAGTCTATTCTTTTCTACCGTAAATGTATGGGTGCTAGTAGTAGGAATGCCTTCTACACTTTTATAACTTTTATGGTACAGCTTGAGCGTGAGGCTCGTCAGGTGGTCGATTATCTTTCCACCTGGCATCCTGGTTTGAGAGGCAAACTTTTGAGCGCCAATATTAGCTCTTACTTGATTTATTATTACTACGGTAAGCAGCCTGTCATTCTGTCTAGCCTGGCTCATTGCTACTAGGAGCTTATTAAACATTTGCCTGATAAGTCGGGCAGAAGGCCCTACAAAATTAGATTCGGCAGTAGCCTCTGCCTCTACGATACTAAAGATCATAGCTATACTGTCGATAATAATTAATCCTATATCATCTGCCTGTGCCAGTTTATAGATACTGTCTACTCCATGTTCTCCATAGAGAGGTTCAAACCATATCAATCTGTCCATGTCTGTTATGAATTTTTCCGCCCAGTCTCTGTTAAATCCTTTTTCAAAATCTGCATAGACGCATTTATAATCAGTGGCTTTAAAGTAACTGTCTATTATCTTATAAGACAAGGTACTTTTGCCTGAGCTTTTTGGCCCCCAGAGTACAGTAAACTTGTTTAGAGGGATACCCCCAGTAAGAAGGTCGATTGTAAACACCCCTGTTCTTAGTTGGAGTATTTTAGGGCTATTGGATGCTTTTTTAATAGTCCCTGGAAACTCAGATTCCAGACTTTCTATGATCTTGTCTGAGCTAATCATCCTACACCCCACTCTTTCAACTTTTCATCCATTTTTGTTTCAACGAATTTGGCTGCTTTTTTGTACATCTTGTTTATATTGTTTTTGGTGCAAGGCACAGTAAGGCCTATTCTAAACTTCAACATCTCCATGTTTCCTACGTTTATAGTCCTACCAAATTCGTAAGTAACATAGGCTGAATCTTCGGTAGCAGGAGTATCCGACGGGACTTGTTGGATGTCATCGTCTTGTATTAGTGTTGCCTGTACCGTCTTGTTTTTTGTAGATTTCTTTGACATAGTTCTCTACCTCCATTGGCCTAAAATGTGGGCGGTTTCTAAAGTGATAATAAGTCTTTTCTAGGACACTTTTAGGAATACCTTTCATTGTCATAAAGACCATACAAAGGTCTGCTAGAAAAGTTACCATCCCATAAGACCTCAAAACTTGTTTACAAGGGCTGCCTTTGCTGCTCCATATACGAACAACAGGCCGCCCCTTGTATTCCCCATAGCAATGCCTTAGTTTGGCTATCCGCTTCCACCATAGCATTACTATGTGTTTATCTGCGCTTCTCAATAATTTTGAATCTACTGTAGTCATGTTTTTTCTTACGCTTCCAGTAATTGTTAGACGGTCTACAAAAGACATCAACGATGTCAAATATCATAATGGGTTTAGTTCCTTCATATCTGCTTAGTCTGCCAATAGCCTGTTTAATATCTGCTCGTGGCGTAGCAAGAATTAGACAGTTTATTTCTGGAGCATCGAATCCAATTCCTGCTGCCTGATAAGTACCAAGAATTATATCTTGGTCGCCAGAGTAGGTCTTTTTGTTTCCTGTTACCCAGGCTATTTTGTTAGTGTCTAACAACCGACTGTATGCCCGCAGCAGAGCTAATGAGTCAGAGAGGATAAGAACTTTATTCCCCTTTCTGACTGCTGCATCTGCTAATTGAGCAACGAGACGATTACGTCTGGGAACGTTTAGTTTTTTATTGAATGTGCTTCTTATAAATTTGCTGCCTATATAACAACCTTTGCTGGAAGTTTTGGGATCGGCATATTCTACTTTTACCACCTTAAAGTCCGACCTATTGGCTTTATAAGAAGCAATAATAGGGCCTATGTGCCATTTAAAAATATTGGTCTTTCCGTCTTTCCTGGTTGGAGTAGCAGAGAGACCGGTTCGTATCTTAGGGTTGAATTTAGGGGCAGTTTCGGAAAACTTCTCTGCTCCCATAATATGAACTTCGTCATAGATAATATGCCCAAAAGTTTCCTTGGGTATTTTTGCAGTAAGTAAGGTTTGTATCATAGCCACAGTTATAGGCTGGTAGTCTCTGATAGACTGTTGGATTAGGCCAGGCTCCTGGCCAGTGAACTTTCTAATAGCGTCCATCCATTGGTTCCTAAGCACCTCAGTATGGACAACTATCATTGTTCTCAATTTTAGAGCACAAGCCAGGGCCAGTCCTACTACAGTCTTCCCAGTGCCTGTAGGCATTTGAATTATACCGCCATAAGGATACTTTTTTAGGTTTTTCAAATAGAGCTTTATTATCTCTTCTTGATAAGGGCGTAGCTTCCCCTTGAAAGAGATAGAAACAGGCTCCCATTTACCTTTCAGTTCGGGATAAGGTGAGAGCTTGAAATAATAACGAGGGACTCCCACCTTATTCCCACTAAACCGCATTAAAGTATAATCGCCTTTTTTTGTCCCAAAGAAGTTTACCTTCTGGATAGTAAGGTTGTGCTTGTCCTCTTCGGACAACGCTTCTCGTGGGACAAACATTAGCTCTCTAGCTAAACAATTCGTGAAGGTTTTCTTCTGTAGAATCATCGGTAGCTTCCTCTTTCTCGTCTGAATCCTCGACCTCGTTAAATATATCGTCTATCTCTGCTCCAACGTCTTCTTCTGACCCTACTACTGTAGTGTCCATACCAAGGGCTTCAAGCTCTTCGTCAGTAGGAGGGGCCAGAATAACCTCATAGTCATAAGGCTTGTTGTCTTCGAACTTAGACAGATTGACCTTTCCCAATACCTCAAAATAGTTACCGCAATTAGGGTCGTTGCTGGTGTACCGCTTTACTTTCATAGCGATGCCACGCAAATTTTTATGCTTCTTTTTGAGGTCTTCTATGAAATTAATAGCAGAGCCTTTCAGAGGAATGAGAACCTTTCGGTTCTTTACTACCTTTCCGTCTGTAGTGGTGTACTTCCTACCATCAATGACCGTGTAATAGGCCGTATACGTAGGACGGTAACCTTCCTTGCACACTGCACATGGGGCAAAATCGTCAGTACAAGTAACAAAGTTACCCCACTTACCACCAATTTTGAGATTATGTTCTTTGATATAGAACCCTTCGGAGTCCAAGAAGACTATCTTTGCCTCTTCATCAGGCTTTAGCCAAAACCTTGGAGCATATTTCTCCTTACGCTTTTCAGCTACTGCATCGAGTTTCTTCTTCTCTTCGAAACCATCCTTGCCTTTTTTAAACCAACCACTGGGACTCGTATTTTGTCCTTTTTTCTTAGCCATTTTAGACCTCCTTGATAGTCGCTAAGACTTTCTTGATTATTCCTTTTTCTACGGCCTCTGCTGGGTCGTTACATCCAAAATACTTGGTAACTCTGTAAAACTTTACGCAGTCTTTTAGATTCTCGTACACTCTCTCTGTTGCTTTCTCACCCCCTTTGTCGTTGTCAAAGAATAGAATCATGGTTTTTGCCTCACATTTCCGCAATACTTTTAGCTGTGCATTGCTTATTTCCGCCCCACCGCTGGCCCATACATTCGCTGCTCCTTTGTCGAATAGAGCCAAAAGGTTGCGCTCTCCTTCTACCAGTATAAGAGGTTTGTTTGGGTCGATAGGGCGGTGATACCCAAACCACACGCCTAAACTATGAGGCATAGTGCCCCCTAGTTCTTTGTAATACCTGTATTTCATCTTGTCTTGGATGCGCTTGCTTTTTCCTAAATACCGTCCTTTGAGGGCTACTACTCGGTTGTTGTAATATCTAATCGGGATTACTAATCTTCTCTCTTTAGCATCGTACCTAAGAGAAAATACATGGATAGTTCGCATAGAAAACATGTTTCCTTTGTACAAAGGAAAAGGAATTTCGTTGATGTACTTAGGCTGCTTAGGTGCTATATTCCAGAATAATCTGGGAATAAACTCATGAGACGAAAGCATGGATTTCAAAGTTGGGTCGTTTATCCCTGTTATTTTCTTCCATATTCGAGGCAGATTACGAATGTGCCCTTTAGTCCCGCAAGCAAAGCAGTTGAATACACCGTTGTTGGTGTTTATCCCAAAAGAGGGATGCTCGTCTACTCCGTGTTCATGAGTCCATTTGGCAAAAGGGCATGACGCTTTAATCCATACAGAGGGTTTAGCAACGTCGTACTTTATATGGCTACAACCCAGATACCTCAATACCTCCAGGAATAAGTTCACGTTTGCTGGCACGTTTCCCATGATTCCACTCCTTTTTTGAAAGTTTTATCTGCCATCTTTGACAATAGTCAACATACCGTTGCCAGTCTTCTTCTTCAAAAAATTTTTCAGGCTCACCCATTAATGCAAAAACAATCAGTGTCTCCAGAATAAACGGGCTGGTGTCCATTATTCTGTCTCCGAGTACCAGAATGAACGACTTTAACAGCCTGCGCTGTTTCTTATTCAGCTTTACCTTAGTGACCTTTCTCATTCGAACGGTAGCTCCGTTTCTACTTCTGAAAAATCCATCCTCTCCCAATTCCAATTGATTTGGAATATGCAATTAGTCCCTTCTCTATTAGCAACCATCTCAACTGTTTTTACATTTGATCCCTCCTCTCCGGATATTCCTATAGCTACTGAACATAACTGAGATAATGCGTCTGTTAAGTGAATGTGTTCCAGTCCCCCAGACTTGGTTTTAGGCGCTTCTCTGTTGAACTGGAACGAGACTATCAAAGGGATGTTGAAGTTTAGCGCCATCAGTTTTAGCTCCTGGGCTATCTCAGAAGCTACTTCCCACTTTGATTTGTACTTACTCTGTACTTTTATGAGATACCCCCCGTCAATGAATACAAGATCTGGTTCGTGGTTGTCGATTAAAGCAAAAATATCATCAAATCCGTGTTGGAATTTCCCATCGACATAAATTAGAGGAACAGGACTCTGCTTCAATTCTTCCAACGATCTCTCTGCAAAAGTGGAGATTTCGCCCTTCTTTATTGCTTCAAATTTGAGTTTATTGGCAAGAGCTGTGATTCTCTTTGCCTGTTGCATTAATCCCATTTCCATAGAGATTAGCATTGCTTTATACCCTGCTTTAGCTGCTGCATATGCAGAGTAGACCATCATCATGCTCTTGCCTCTTTTGGGCCTTGCTAAAATTAAATCCAGGTCTCCAGGTTGATAACCATCACAAGCTTCGTCTAAACTTTTCCATCCAGTGGGGATTCCGAATGTCTGTCCTATCTTTGTTCTACGTTCTCGTACATACCCTAAAAACACGTCTATTAACTCATCAAAGGTGTAAACCCCATCGTCTGTTTTTTGGATGCTTCGGTAGTAATCTACAATGTTTTTCATAATATCGAGAGCTTTTTGCACATTGTGTTTGTGTAGTGCAGTCTCGATTTCTTGGGATGCTTGAAACAAATCTTCCTTAAATTTTCTCTCAATACACCGTTCGAGCAGTAGCTCGATTGGAGAATCAGGGATAAGTAAAGTATCTTCGTCTAAAAGTTCAGCTAAAGTTGGAAGGCTCGGTAGCTCCCCGTATTTTTTAATGTAGTTTTTGATTACATGGTACACCTCTTTTTCATCCTCAATGAAAACGTTTTCACTCAGTTTGTTGAATAATTTCAAGTCTTTATTGTTAACTACTGCTGTTAGTAATCTAATTCCTATCGACATTATTTGCCCTCGACTATCAAGTAAGCATTTGATAGTAGCATATCAGCATAAGCTATGCCTAACGTTTGTTTGAGCACCATATCATCATAAGTATTTACTACTACTTCTTTGTCTTCGTAGACCATGACCATTACTTCTTTCGGGTTGAATATATTAGTAAGTGCAGTATCAATAAAAACTATTCTTCCTTTACAATCTGGGTACACGGATAAGACTGCTGCGTCTGCTCTTCCTTGCTTGCGTATTTTTAGAGCGATAATCGTTGAAATCAACGCTCTCTTCTTTTTGCTATACTGCCCTATGATTACTACTTGTTTTGCATTCTTTGCTTTTTTGAGCATGTCCAAATCAAAATTGTAAGCTAACGGGTTCCCCAAAGGAATTCCTCGAAGTTTCATTAACTTGAGAATTTCGGTTTGCATTAGTAGACCCCGCTTTCATTTGAAAGGTTTGTCTTAGAAGATGCCAAATGCTTTATGTCTGGGTAATTGAAACAGAACGAGACAATTCCACAATCATATCGTGGTATGACGCTTCTCAATGTTTTATGGTTGGTAACGGCAAACACAATAACGGAGGGCAGGTCTTCGTCTGAGTAACTAAGAAACTTCTTTAGTATCGCTTTGGTCTTGTAGGTGTTGGGTGTTATTTTGGGAGCAACGTTGTGCATTTTGTGGGAAATAAACCAATACTTATGAAAATCTGTTTCCGACCATCCTTGCCTTTCGTATTTCTCTTCCAACTCTTCCAACATCTCGATCAGTTCAATCATTTTTTCCTCCTTTCAACAACTCTTGACGAAAATATAAAAACGAATGACTGATTTGTCAAGTAAAAATTTTTGATTGACATTTTTTGCAATGATGATTATATTTTAGGCACAACAACTCATCATCAATACCTCCTTTCTTTTTGGTGATTCGAATGAATCCCAACCTAATTTCAAGGACCTCAAATGAGGTCCTTTTTTGTTTTTGGACCCCCCTCGGACTTAAGTAGCTGAACTAGGAGCTAGTAGACTCCCATTTATATTTATAAATTTTTTAAATTTATAAATTAAATAAATGGGAATTTAATATAAATCTTTGATTTATATTTAGAAAATCTTCGATTTTCCTTTTTTATAATGATTACTATCATAATCACCTGAGCATACACTAATACTTCGTATTATTGTATCTCAGATTATTAATATAGCGCTAGCCTTCTTTAAGTTTATGTAGCAGATACCCTCTTGCTATTCCATATCCATAAAATTCTTTATCAGGACATTCTTCTAAATCGCTGATGTAATTTGGAGTAAATCCGAAGGTGCATATCCTCCAAGGAGTTCGGTAGAATATGCACCTTCTTTCTCCTAATTCACAGCTCTTTATCCACTCTTTGTGGTCTAAAGGATACCCTGGAATCAGTTCTTTCATGTCAAAACCATCTTGGTGTTCTTGGTCTTGGACTTCTTGGGAATAAAATTAGCTACTCTTGCACGAGTAGTCCCCCACTGTCGCAACGCCTCGATTTCCTCTTTTCTACTGATTGACAGAGGAACTGTTACATCACAAATTTCTAAAATATCTTCGGTAGTTACGTCACTTTCTTTATAAAATCCTTTAACTTTTGCTTGTTTCAATACATTCTCTATTTCCGCGCCTGTGTACCCCTCTGTTGCTGCTACGATCTTCTTTAGTGAAAATGTTTTCACATCCAGTTTGAGTTTATTCATATGAATTTTGATTATCTCTTCCCGTTCTGTTTTCAATGGCAAATCTACAAACCAAAGTTCGTCTATCCTTCCTTTTCGTTCGAGTTCTGGAGGCAAAGCATGAACATTGTTTACAGTGAAAGCAAAGAATACTGGGGCCTCGGTCTCCTGCATAAAGTACAGAAAAGAACCTATCACTCTTGCTGTGGTCCCTGCATCCGTAGAGTCTGACGACCCCACTCCACTTAATGCTTTTTCTGCCTCGTCTATCATAACGATAGCAGGAGCCTGGGCCTCGATTTCTTTCAACACTCTTCTTGTATTTTCTTCTGTTTCCCCTAACCTAGAAGCAAATAGACTCCCTACATCTACTCTTAACAGTGGAACGTTGAATAGGTTAGCCAGAATCTTACAGCTTAGGGTCTTTCCTGTTCCTGGAACTCCTGCTAATAACATGCCTTTAGGGACAGGTACTTTCTTTGCGATAGCTTCCGCTCTGTTATTAAATACTTTGGCAGACATCATGGCCCACTCTCTAAAAGCATGTAATCCTCCTAAATCGTTGATAGTATCCTGCGGAGCTAGGTATTCTATCATCCCATTTTTCCTGACTTTCTCTGCTTTCAGTTTTTGTAAAGTATTCAAATTCAATTTACCTTTGCCTTGTACCAGAACTGTCCTAAATGCGAGGTCTGCTTCATATTTGGTTAACCCTGTAAGATATTCCGCAGCCTGTTTGCACTTTGATTTTGTTATCTTGATGTTATTGTTTTTGGTTATATGTTCGATCAATTCGAGCAGTTCTTCTTGAGTGGGCAGAGGAATATCTATCAACCCACAATATTGGGAAATTTCCTCTGGCAAATTGAAACTGCCCTGCATTATACACGTAGCGAACGAATCTGAGTTGGCTATGTTTCTAAAGTAAGTGATCATAAGAGGCAAATTAAACCTCTCGTCTATGAATCTGTGAAAATTGGTTAGCAGATAAATGTTTGGTTCGGTGTCTGATGCAATATGTCTCAAAATGTCTAAGTAGTTTGAATGGTTGCCGTTTACTCCTTCTATCGGGTCCCATACTTTTAGTTCATATCCTTTACTTTCTAAGTCTGGCGGCGCAGACTTTGCCTCTTTTAATTCTCTATTCAATTCCTTTACAGTATCCGTAACCAGGCTTATCACTCTTTCAGTTTCAATGGAATTGATTGCAATGATTTTATACCTGCTTTTTATCATTGTTTTTAGCATCATCCACACCATCCTTTCTTACAATTTTTGCAGTTTTTGATGGGGCATTGATCACATTCATCAATCCACATTTCTATTTTAGTGCCCCTTACCACCAATACTACTTCTTTATGATCTTTACTGTCTCCTCGCATAATGGTTTCTCTTCCAATGCCACGCCCAGTTTGTTTACTATTTCTTCTATCGGCTGTCTGCATTCTTCCCCCCAAAATCCTTCTCCTTTGACTGTTACTGTCCCATCCTTGTTAATTTTTATGTTGATCGTCGGCATCTTCTTCACCTCCTAGAATAAATACTCTGCTAGTAATGAATATTTGTCTTTCTTTGAACATATTCAAATATATGATAATCCTATCAGCGGGATAAGACGTAGATTGAAAATACCTTACAGGAATATCGAATATGGACGAAACTTCCGCTCCTCCAAATAACTTTCTTAGAGATTTAGTAGCGAGGATTTCTTTCGGCAGCACCCCGTATGACTTAAAAGCCTCATCAATCATGTATCTGAGCCTTATTATAAAATCGTCTCTTTTTGGCTCTTTTAATTTTACTGCCTGATTCATTTTGTACATCTTGTTTCCCTCCTCTATTAGCATTGTATTATCACCTCGTCTCTACTAACATTTTGGCGGACGCCTCCAGTTTGTTCTACCAAATAATCTGCAATTAAATCAGTAACATAAGGCACATCTATATTGTCATACTTTAACTTTTCGTTTTCTATTCTTATGGGCCTAAAAAGTAACTTTGAAGTGAAAACGTTTTCACTTGCTTCTTTGTAACCCTTGCGCAGGGCCACTTGTTTAAACACATGCGGGTCTACTCTTAATTCTACTTCTACTATTCTGCTCATCTTACCCTCCTACCACCATATAGTTTGTTTAGTTCTTGTAATCAATTCTAACATACTGTTTTTAGTGATAAACGCTTTTCCTGACGTTCTTATCCATAGACTAGGAGCTTCTTTTACTCTCATCAAAACCTGGGGAGTATTGTCTAATTCAATGAAACCATAGTTGGATTGAGTGGGCCTGCCCCACTTTATAACTCTAGTAGTAAGAACCAAAGTCAGATCAGGCGGTGCGTCTAATTTACAAACCACTCTGGTTATATAGGGATAGCTAGAGCAGTCTTTTTTGTACACCAACCATTCTCTTGGGAATATATAGTTTACGTGGTTGCGGACCCACTTCAATCCTTTTTGTTTGATCTTTTTTAGATCACAAGAGTAAAGGAAACCCACACTCAGCCTTATGGATGATCTGCTTGAGGTAGAAAGCGTTCCTCTGCTGAATTGGATTTCCATAATAACTCCTACTCATCATCAAAATTTAATTCCTCTAACTCCTCATCGGACTCTGGCTCATCCTCTCCTATAGGCTCGTCTGCCAACAAGAACTCTTGGCAGATATATTCGAGGGCGGCTCCCGTGCTATCTGTCCCTACTGCCTCTTTTGCTTTGTCTATTGCCTGTTTTACAATCTCGTACTGATCCTCAATCAAGCTAAACGTTAGCTTAGTAATGGTAACCTCTTTTTTCGGGGCCAGGTTTTTCCTAAGTTGCTTGACTGTTTCTTTGACCTCGTTAAACGTCATGTTGGGTGCTTTTTTCAATAACCTGTCTATTTCTTTCTTGTCGTCCAGCAAGCTGATTTCCTTAAATTTGGTCCACGATACACTTAGAATTACATCTTTGGGAATATTATACTTTGCTATAGTCTCTCCCATTTGGGCGTACCACAAAGCAATCCGATACTCCAAATTCAACTCGGATTCTGCATAGTCTTTGAAGGTTTCGTATCCCCATTGGACGAACTGTTCCTTGCTTTTTACTTCGTGGAGCTTCAAATACAAATCATATCTGCTGTCATCAATACTCCGAATGAGGTCTTTGATTTCCTCTCGGATACTAACCTTTGCCTTTTTCTCCATCTTTACGCTCTTTTTCTTTGCCATTTTTATCCTCCTATTGTTTTTGAACTAGCTTAGTATATCGGCTGCTGTTGGGGAACGCATACTTAACACCCTCCAGTTTGAAGAAGGCGAACCCGCTCCTAAAGCAACCAGTTTCCGCTACTCGTCCAGACCATACTCCTGACAACTTCTTGTTTTTCGGGTACTGCACTTCCACAGTAACCACATCTCCCTTTCGTAACATTATTTCACCTCCTTTACTCTGTATTGGTAGTAAGTAGTTACTTTCTTGATGAGCTTGTTGAGTTCTGCTGGCAAGAAGAATTTCTTAACTGCTGATGTAACTTTGATCACTTTTACCAGTTCTTTCTTGGGGAGCCTGGTCGCAACTTTCAAAGGATCATACTCTACTCTCTCATTCTCTCCGACCACCAATTCATATTTTTTGCCGTCATGAGTGGCGTAATACGTCCCTGCTGCTAAAGGTATCTCCTCGAATTCAGCCCTAAGTTGTTTTTGTCTAGCCTGGAGTTCTTTGATCTGCGTATCCAGGTAACAATACTCTCCTATCTTCTTTTTAATATTATTGTTTTTTCTATTCATTACATAACCTCCTTTCATCATTGAAAATTTTGGGTTTGCTTTGGCAGAAAATTTAAGATTTGAAAATCCATTTGTCAAGCAAAAATTTTTTGGATAGAATCAAATCATTGAAATCATGGAGGAAAAAATGAAAACGTTTTCACTTTTGCCATCAACCGAACCAAAACAATTTTCCGATGAAGAACTGGATGGGTTTGATCTTCTTCCTCAGTCCTGGAAGACATTCGCCATTGAATATTTGAAGCATCGACGACCTATTCGAGCAGCAAAAAACGCAGGATTCAAAGACCCCAAAAAAATGGCGAAACGCCTGCTCCATAACGAGAAAGTAAAGCGTTATATGGAATACGAACAGGAAAGGATGAGAGAGCTAGCTCGAATAGATCGGGAGTATATAGTCTTAAAACTTAAAGAGGTAGCAGAAAGTGGCGCAAAAACGAGCGACCGACTCCAAGCTTTGAATTTGCTTGCCAGAATCGAGGGCCTACTCCAAGACAAAGCTCCTCAGCAGCCTCCTGTCCTCCTCTTTAACTTCCAGGGCTTAAAGGTAGACGATAAATAAGTAGGTTTGCGAAAAATTTTTGAGGCCTGTAAAATCAGGCCAAAATTTCGGAAAGGAGGAATCGAAATGGCTTATTGTCGATGGGGGCCAAACAGTGATGTTTATGTTTATCGTGGTTTTTCAGGATCGTGGTGGGGGTTCATTGCCAGACGTAATTTGCCTTTGCCTAATGGCGAAGACTGGTTTAAGTGTAGTTCTTTAGAAGAACTACAGCAGAAATTAACTGAACTGAGGGAACTTGGTTACAAAATACCTGATAGAACTTTTGAAAGAATTGGAAAGGAGGTAGATGATGGAGTTCTTAGAAGAATTGAAAGAGAAAGGATTTAAGTCTCAAAAGCTAATAGGGATTGTTGCTATTAAATGTAAAGACTTGCAACTATTTCTGCCCGAGGGCATTTACTGCCCACCTACTGCTTTTTACAACGGTAAGCAAGTTTATTTATTGCGGGAGCCTTACAATCCGTGGGGCGGCCTTCCAAAGATGGCCCCAGCAGCTTGGGAAGACGTAGTTGCTGAGGTTTTTAACTATCACAACGAAGCAGTAATAAGAGCTTGCCCAGAAACGCCTCGTCATGGCGTATTGCCAAATGTAATAGTAGAAAGAGAAGACTGGGATAAACTTTACGCACTCATGCCTCCTTGTGAGGCAGTAATTCAGCCTTTTCTTAAAGACACAAATAACGTTGTGGCTAATGACAAGTTTATGTCAATTGGGCTAGGCCACGACGGAGCTACAAACAGATCGCCGACTACATTGTCTTTTCCTTTCAAACTAAATTATCGGCTAAGGAATACTGTTTCTCTGGCAGGAGAGGACGTTGATAATACGGAATTAGAGTTCTTGATTGACCAGTACATGGGAGTTTATTTGGTACAAATAAGGCGGGCAGCATCCGCACCCTATGTACCTATCTGCGGCAGGGGTAAGTGGCAAGGATTTGGGTTCAATGGGGAGCCACTAAGCCCGTATATTCTAATCGAGGGCTTGGAAGGGTTAGAGGAAATAGAAAACCTACAAGAAAGGACGGCAATTGTCCACATTGGGGGGAGTTTCAATTCCCACGCTGCGGCGTGGGCAAGACAAAAGAATTTTCCCTACCTCATACTAGACGATGAGAAATCTCTGGATGACGTTCTAAAAGCAAGAAAGCTCTACAGTAATGGATTTATGGTAGATACCAGGCCGTACAAAGAGCCGAAAAGAAAGAGTTATTCCTTTCCCGAAATCTTTCGGTTGGGGGCTAGATGCGGAGAAATATATTTTCCCACGACTTTACAAAAAGTAAAAGATTGGGTAGAGGGAGGGACCCTCCTTTTCATGTCATATGCCAGTGGCTGGCCTCATAACAAGAAAGCCGTATTTGCCGCTGGCATATACGCAAAGATCATTCCTAAAATAGCAATTATGTTATGTCTAGGTGAAGCTAGACATAAAACAAGGCGGAGCCATAGACATAAATATCCACTTGTACAAGAATTTCTAAAGGAGGATTTTCCTGCTAACAGTAGTGGCAGGATAAAACTCTATAATCACTTTATTTTCATTAGCGACAAGCTCGGTAGCCCCGATTATTTGAACCTGGCTTCGGAGTTGGAAAATATGTTTTTTCAAGAAACCTGGGAAGAATCGTACGGGGGGAAGAGGTGGGGAAGAATAACTTCCTTGGCTAAAAAGGCGCTTAAAGCGCAAACAAACTCTGCAATAATCAATTCGGTCAACCTTTTGGTAAATGCACTGCACAATAGCAACTGGTTCCTTGACAAGCTGGTAGATATAGCATATTTCAATGCAATAGCTTGTCCGGAAAACAATACCCAGCACTATTTCTTAGCAGCTAACACGGCTTTAGGACTGGTAAACAGAATTCATCTGATAGAAAGAAAGGGGGAAAGTTATGAAAAGAAAATCTAGTATATGTACTTGTAACAGTTTTGGGCTTACCCATGCATTTACTGTAGAAAACCTTGAATTTTTTGGTGGCGGGATAAGATATCTAAATCTTGATGACTATGATCTGGTACTCAACGCCAGCGGTGTCCCTGCAACAACTAGAGTCAAAGGTAATGGGAAAGCTAGAGAGTTATTTCCCAGTCTTTTTTCTATCAAAACTGATGCAGCGGTTATTGAGATAGATTGGCCAGATGGATCAGTTCCTCCTCTCCCCAGGGAATGGTGGATTAACCTAGTAAACAAATTAAAAAGAATATCTGCTTCCCCATTTAGAATAGCTTGCTGTTGTGTTGGGGGGCATGGGAGAACGGGGACAATGTTAAGTATTTTTGCGGGGCTACTAAACCAGGGTAAAGATCCTGTAGCCTTCGTGAGGCGGAACTACTGTCCCAGAGCAGTAGAAAGCTTATCCCAAAAAACTTACATCGAGATGGTGACCGGAAAGGAGGTGAGAGCGAAAATAGAGAAATACGTATGGTACGGAGGAGGTGATATACACGAAATGTATTAGATGTAATTTGATGATGTTCAGAGTAAAAGAATTAACTTACAAATGCCCGCTTTGCGGGGATGAACTAGACCTAAAGGAGGTAGAAAAAGATGATACAAGTAAGAGAGAAAGACGGCGCACTACACGTACAGGCAACAAAAGACGAAGCTCTAAACTCAAGCCCTAACAGGAGTTATGGCTGGGCGTTTGATCTTTACCCAACTGACTCTGATCTAGAAGTTTTTAGGGACATCGCTGAAGAAATGGATACTTTACCTAGCTTAGCTGGGACTGAGGCATTGTATGTTGCCGCAGAGATAGAGAATGGGTTTTTGTATGTAGACGGCACATCAATATGCGCAGTGCCTCCCGAATACCAAAAAGCAAGTGAGGCGAAGCAGGAACAGGAAGACAAGCCTGAACAAGAGACCGACGAAGTAGAGGTCTCCGAAGAGACGACATCGCCACGTTTGTGGCTAGTGGCCGTAGGAGACAAGGTGGTGTTTGTAAAAAGCGAAGAGAAACCAGAAGTCAAGGAAGTAAAGGAGGTTATCAATGTTGATATGCCCTAAATGCGGTAAAGGATACCTACATATTTGGAAAGGGGGATATAGATGTTCTTTATGTGGGTATATAATAAAACTACTTGATGTAGTTATTAAACGCTAATTCCAAGCTAAGGGGCCTTTTGGCCCCTTTTTTTATGTAAGTGTTTAGCCTAGCTTTGGTTTGCAGGCCAAAAACAGATTGGATAAAATCGAGCCAAAAATTTTTGGAAAGGAGGACGCAAACATGGAGGACAAACCAACAAAGGCTAGACTGTATCAATGCTTGCCGCATGGTAGCGGTATTAACGGGGACTGGTACATTGAGGAAACTAGGCGGTCTTTTAGGTGTTATAACGGGTATCACTGCATGGACGAAAACGGCATGTACGACGGTTGGGCCGATTTTGTCCTTATAGTACCTAAGTCTAGCCCGATAGAATTTAAGCTTCAGTTTAGAGGACGGCGGAGCCAATATTTGGCTAGGAAATATATGTTACGGGATTATTTAGAAGACGAATTTCACTACTTTTTAGTGAGGGAGTTCCCACGAACTGTAGCAGATATTCCGCAAGATTTTGAATTGATTCCTAATAGCCAGGATATAAAGGCTATGGGAATAGACCCTAACGAATGGCCTACAGTATTTACAAATGGAGAGAGAGTTTACGGTATCGAAAGTAACATTCCGTACCTTAATCTCCCAGTAACTAGACTAAAATGAAAACGTTTTCACTTATATAGGAGGATTGAACATGGCAAGGTTTCAGCTAATTATAGAAAGCGATCGAGCAAAGAAGACTAGCAGATTGGCAAATAAATGGGGTTGTGTTCGACTGAACACGTGGGGAAAAGGCATAATCGTTGAAGCACAATACAACGACACTACAAAACAAATAGTTTTTTCAGTATGGGAGAATGGGGGCAGCAATTACCCCAGGCCTAGAAAGTTATTAGCGAGAGTAGAAATGGAGAAAGACTAGTGTAGGTTTGCAACTGAAAATCCACTTGTGATAGGCTGTGGCCAAAAACACGAAAGGAGGGTTTAGCTATGAAAAAATACGGAATTTGTGTATTCAGAGACGACTTTGCTATTAATTGGTTTAAGGTATTTCTTAGGCCAGAGCAAGCCAGAAGGGCGTTTAATAAGTATAAAAACAATAGGCGGGGATTAATAGTATGCCTAGACGGCCCTGCCTTCGAGGTAGAATATACGTCGTGGGCGCTGGGGGATAAACCTGGAGTGCACGACGTAGAAATAACTGAGGTTGAGACTATTTCTAGGGAAGAGCTTTTTGATCTCTATCCCGATTTGGGATCGTGGACGCAAAGAATCATTGCACGTTCCAACGAGTGCGGCGGGACGTGCTATTAAAACTCCATACCACTGGGGAGTGTGCTAGTTTCTTATACCTATTTAATAAGAGAGACTAGACGCCCCCTGGTGGTTTGCAATGTTTTTTCGATTGGGTTATATTGTTGTCAAAACATCGGCAATAACCCTGCTTTGCGGGGTGCCGATGAATAGTAAAAGGGGGATTTAGAGATGGAGATTACGATTAAAGGCGTAAAGGCGTTCGTTAAATCAGGAGACCGGAAAAGCGAATTAACGGACGGAAAGTTGGTGGTAGATTTGGAAAATAAATGCCTTATTTACGGCAAGAAAAAAATAGAGTTGGAGCCTGTAGAAAAAGAGAAAAGTTTACATTTTCTTTGGGTACAAATATTTAGCAGTGATGGAAACACAACATTGTCTGGTAACATGCTAGCGTACAAAAAGAAAGCCAAGAAAAAGAAACAAGGTAGTAGTCTTCTATAGGCCTTTTCAATCCCCCTAGGGTATCGGACACCTAGGGGGTTGTTTTTTGAGGGCGTGGGCGTTTTTTATCAAACCTCTCATATGAAATCTTCTTATACAAATTGCATAAAACCTCTCATATCAAATTCTCATATCAAACCTCTTATACGAATTATATAAACTCCTCATATAAACTGTAAAAATGGGAGTGAAAATATTTTCAATCACGAGTGAAAACGTTTTCATTCTTAAGGTGAAAATATTTTCAGTTACGAAATGAAAGTGAAAATATTTTCAATTAGAAGTGGTTGTGCTCCCCGAAATTCGCTATTGAAAATGTTTTCAGTTCGTTGAAATATTTTTCTTGACTTTAATATAATGTGTGTTATATTATTGTTAAAAAATAAAAAGGAGGTACTGATGGAAAAGTACAAAAAGAAACCAGTAATAGTAAAAGCGGAAAAGTGGGTAGGGGAGTTTACGCCCGAACTTTTGGAAGCATTGAAAGCGAGGGACCGTCGGTTTGCTAAAGCTGATAATGGAGATTTGATAATCTCGACTTCGGGAGGCACTATGCGAGCAACTAAAGGTGATTATATTGTTTTTGGTGTCAATGGCGAGCTTTATCCCTGCAAGCCTGATATTTTTATGAAAATCTATGAGAGAATTGACGAGCCGCCCGAAAGTTGGAGAGTGGCTATTGTTCTAAGGAAAGACTCGAATGAGTGTGGTTTCAGATACCGCATTTTGAGACCTCAGTATTACAGTAAAAAGTATTATTGTAGTAAGCTCAGCAGCATTCAGGAATGCACATATGAGAATTGTCCATTTAAGTTATAAAATGCAAGATGAAAGGAGGTGTTTAGGTGAGAGAATTGGAAAATAAAGCACTAATTAAAAGAAAGGAGAAAGAAATGGCATGGTTATGTCTCAAACCAATGAAAGAGTTTTTGATAGGTAAGACCATCAAAGAGGTTAACACTGATAAATGGCCTGAAGCAGTCCTCGTTTTTACCGATAACACGGCCATAGAGTTGAAACCCTGTATTGATATTAAAAATTCGCTTGTTCCTACAGAAGGAAGTATACGTATATCTCCGTACATTGTGGCGACACTGTTAAAGCTGGAAAATGGGAAGCCTAAAATTATCCAACTAAAAATAGATTGAAAAGAAAGGATGTGCTATGAGAGGAAAGAAAGCAAAAGAGTTGAGGAGGAAAGTATATGGGGATTTTTCTATTAGGGAGAAGATGTATAAGGTGGCCCCAGGGGGGCAGAGAGTATGTGTAGGTCGCAGAGGGGAATATTTGAAGGCGAAAAAATTTATGTACGCTGCCCGAAGAGAGGGGACAAAGGACTGATACCAATTGGAGCATGTAAATCATGCTCTATATATAATAGGTATGTCGCCGCCCTCGAAACCAATGGAATTGAATTAGAAATGGAGGTAGAAACATGGAAGTGCGGTTCAAAGTCTTCGTAAAGGAAGAAGAATATGGGCACAGTTTAATGATAGGAGAATACAGTACGTGCCCTACTTGTAATCATAGAAGTTTGAGGAGGCATGTAAGGATAAACCTTCCTGCTATTGAAGTTACGAAACAAGATTTACTGGAAAAGTTTGAAACTGTAGTAAAGTTTTTGAATATGAAGGAGAGTAAAGATGGAAATAGTTCATGTTGATTTGCAAGAAGCCACGGAAAGGTATCAGAACGATGTGGAATTTCATTATATGGTAAGCGCCATTGCTAAAAGTATGTTGTCTGGGAGGATGACGCCCCAGGACATACTTGCTGGGTTTTTATTGGCTGTTCAGTTGGTAGGCACGCTAAAGGAAAAAGACCCTATAAATAATTAGGAGGGGGTATGTTTTTTGTTATATCTTTTGGTTTATTGTTTATATCTGTTTATTTCTTAATAAGAAGTGAGATAGTTTTTATGATAAAAACTCGTGCGTTGATTATGGCTGGCTCGTTGGCTAGACAGGCTATTGACTGTGGAGATCTTAATTGGGCTAGATATTATCGTATGTATGATGAGAAATCATATATCCGACTTTTATTTGGTTTTTGTTGGACGGTTAAACAAGCTTATCCCCAATTATATAAGGAGTATGGGGTGCTGCTACATGGATAGTAAGATAGTAAAGAAGGGCAATTGGGTATGAAAACATCAGTGAAAGTCAAACATAATGATGAAGACGTTGAATTTGAAGTTATTGCTGATACTGAAAAGATTAAAATCGTCTTTCCAGACAAGGAAACTCCAATTTACCTCCAAGATGGAGACAGATTGGACGTTTTATTAACAAGAGATCGAAGGAGTAAGGAAGAAATAGCTGAGCAGTAAAAAAGGAGAGATAAGTTATGAAATGTTTTTACCATTCAAGTGATTTAGACGGTCATTGTTCAGGCGCAATCGTTAAATTTCATTACCCTGAGTGCGAAATGTGGCCTATTGACTACGGGGCTAGATTTCCTATAGACAAGATCAAAGAAGGTGGAACGGTTTATATGGTGGATTTTACTTTACAGCCTTTTGACCAAATGGTTGAGCTAGCTGAGAAATGTAAGCTCATCTGGATTGACCACCACAAGACCGCTTTGGAAGAAGCAGAGAAGAGAGGTTTTGTTGTACGTGGCCTGAGGCGTATAGGTATAGGGGCATGCTCTTTGACTTGGGAATTTATAAATTCACATTTGCCTATACCTAAACCTGTAAAACTTCTTGCCAAATACGATGTTTGGGACCATAGCGATCCTGACACCTTGCCTTTCCAGTACGGCATGAGACTGAGAGAGACCGATCCTGCCACAGAAGAAGGGATGAAGTTGTGGGGGCAATTGTTTAGCAGTTCGTTTTTCGCTTTTGACAAGATTTTGGAGGAAGGCAAGGTTATTCTCAAATACCAAAAACAGATAGACACCAAATATTGCGCTAGGCATGCTTACCCTGCTGTTTTTGAGGGCTACAAAGCCCTTGTGCTGAACAGAGGCATTGTCAATAGCATGACGTTTGAAAATGCCCCAGGCGCAAAAGATGCGGACATTTTTGTAACCTATGTATTCAGTGGTAAAAATTGGATAGTTTCTTTGTATGCCAATAAACCTGACATAGATGTTAGCAGAATAGCCAAGAAGTACGGCGGTGGTGGTCATAAGGGAGCAGCAGGTTTCACCTGTTTGGATAAACAATTTCCACCTGAATTGAAAGGAGAGAATAGTCATGGCAATTGATTTAAGACCAGAGGTTAAGTGGTTTGCGGAAGTAATGGAATCCAAGCTGCGTAAATATGACAATGAAAAAGGCATTAGTGGATGGAAAGAGGAGTCTCGTTTGTGGTTGTACGCCCGCTTGGTTCAAGAGCTACTCGAACTACATGAAGCTCTTACTGAAGAGATTCCACTGGAAGAAAATATACTAGAAGAATGTGCGGATGTAGCAAATGTGGCAATGATGATTGCTGATAAAGGAAGAGAAAAGGAGGAATGATGGATTTATACAAAGAAAGAGCTGCACTTAAATCTCTTCTAACTAATTGTATATTTAGATTTGACGGAATTAAGCTGTCATCAGGGAAGACCAGCCGCTATTATGTAGATGTTAGGGCGGTAACCACACTTCCTGAAGGTGCAAAGTTGGCAGCTAAAATTATGGGAAAAATGATTGGTCCTGTTGATGCTGTGGGCGGGCCAATACTTGGGGCAGTTCCTATTTTGGGAGCGCTCGCAGCTTTAGAAAACTATCGTACTTTTATAGTTAGAAAAGAACCTAAAAAACATGGGCTTGGTAAATGGATTGAAGGATGTCTTGGAAAGAAAGTAGCAATTATTGATGATGTTGCAACTACAGGGCGTTCTTTAATAAGGGCAATCCAAATAATTAATGACCTGTCTCCTTGGACAGAAATAACTAAAGTCGTAGTTCTTGTTGATCGTCAAGAAGGAGCGCAAAAGAAACTTGCTAAACATGGCTATCAGTTAATGAGTGTTTTCCAGATGGACGAGCTTTTAAAAGTGAAAACGTTTTCACTGGAGGAAAGGAGTAAATAATGCCTGAATTAAAAAAGATAGTTTTATCTACTGGGAAACTTGAGGCTACGTTTGATGATATAGAAAAAATAGATCGTAGGATGGGAATTTTGCGCATTGATTATTCTCTTTATGCAAAGGGCGCCGCTGTTATTGGAGAAATCTTTCATAAACTAAAGATAGTACCTATTCAGGTCAATACTAATTTGGCTACGAATGAAGTCTTTGTTTATTTCATTTGTCCTCATTTAAGTGTCGTTCCTTTGGGAATGCGCCCGCCAATTTTTGTACTTGAATTTCATAGAGACGATAATGGCATTATAACAGACGTAAAATTAGTAGAAACGGAGGATTACTATGGAACACCGAATTGAAATAGTAATGGATATTGAAGGAAATGCAGTAACAGTTAGGCCGTCACCAGGACTGCCTGGGCATTCTTTGTTCTATAAAGGTCTTGGGAAAATGGCATTGATTCATGCTAAAAAGAATTTAGATTATGGAGATGGAGACCCTTTAGGTAATTTCAAATTTTCTGAGGAAGTGACTGGGGTTCCTGCTTGGAAAGGCGCTTTGGTTCGACTTACGGACAAGTGGGGGCGAATTAAATCCCTTGTCAAGCGGGGCAAGGCTTATGTAACTGATGAAAGCTTAGAAGATACTCTACTCGACAATGCAGTTTATAGTTTATTGATTCTTGCTTTGTACGGGGAGGATTCTGTTGAAGACGGATATTCTAAAGTTTGCGAATGAAATGGAACGAGTGTTTTACCAGAATAATGATTGGGGTTATATAGATCGCTCTGATTTATTACTTCGATTAAAAATCGAGGTAGACAACCTGGTAGAAACTATCATTAGTGGTAATTCAAAGAGGCTTGTTACGAATTGTTGTAATATAGCTTTGTATGCCATGTTATTAGCAAAGGAGGATTGGGATGATAGATTGGGAAGGAATGGCGATTAAGCATGGGTTTAATACACCAAAAGAACTTTTGGAGCATCTTTACTGGGATAAAAAGCTATCAACATTAGAAATAGCAGATAAATTAATTGTGTCAAATACATCAGTCTGGACCGCTCTTGTAAAGTACGGGATACCCACAAGAAGCCGAGCTAAGATAAGGTCGGGGCCTGGATGCCCCAAATGTTCTATAGGAAATTCAAAAGTGAGACATTCTGTCAGAACTAAGTCGGGCGTAATCAGGCATAGAATTTGTAACTCTTGCGGGACTAAATTTACAACAAAAGAAGTGGTTATAAACGATGAAGCTGAACTTTCTGGAACTGATAGTTAACGATATATTAGCCGCTGCCAAAGCTAGGGAAAGTAGTGACGAGGTGGCGGCTATTCATGGAGTATGGATGGAAATAGGTAGAATGCTGGGCAAAGAAATAAGACGCATTAGAGAAAAGGAGCGTACTGATGAATCTCTTAGATCGGATTGAAGCAATTTGGACTGGCAACAAAAAACTACAGCTACCTCATCTTGATGCTTTTTTAATAGAAGAAGAGGACAATTGTTCTGTTTCTTTAGAAACAGAGAAGCAGTATAGAATTGGGGTTAGTTATTACTGGTCGGTTTACTGCCAACCTTCTGAATTAAATCATATGATTAAAAGAGTGAGGGACGAACTTAAACATGTTCTATATTCTGATTTCATAAAAGATTTGTACGAATTGCGGCGGGCCATTGCTTATGAAAACAAAAAGAAGAGTTTAGATTTGATAGATCAATTGTTTAACAAAATTCAGTGAGGGATAAAAGTGAAAACGTTTTCAGAAACTAAAATGCCGTTTGGAAAATACAGGGGTATTTCTATAGCGTTAATAAATACAGGTTATTTGTCTTGGTTACTTGGCCAGGATTGGTTTTTGGAGGCTTATGACGATTTGGCTTCTAATATAGAAAAGGAATTAGTCTGGAGGGACCAATGGAATCTTCATTTTTATAAAGACAAAGTAAAACCTTATGGAGGAAACCAATGAAAGTTGATTGGGACGAATTAGCTAAAAAACATGGCTTTGATAATATTAGAGACTTGATAATTGATTTATATTATCGCCAGAGCAAGAGTATACAAGATTTACATTCTTTATTGGGGGTTAGCCGAGGCTCGTTATATAGTTGCTTAAATCAGCTTAATCTCCCTTCTAAAGGTCGTGCTCTGGCTAGATATGTTGCTGGGCCTCCGTGCCCTAAGTGCGGAGCCACGAAAGCTAGGATTATCTATTCTAAAGGCTTTAGCTTCGGCCATAGAAGGATCAAGGTCTGTAAAGAGTGCGGTAACAAGTTTGTCACCATTGAGCGTGTAAAAGAGTAGACATTTATTGTATATTTGGTATAATCCGTGGTACTTAGTTACTCGGAGATTATACCAAATGCTAGAAGAAACTTTTTCTCTTATAAAGAAGTTTGAGCCTTTACGGAAGTTTCCAAGCAGAAATAAAATTGGATTGTTAAGAATTGGGTATGATCATCCGCTTAGCCTTACTCAAAGTGAGGCTAATTTTTTGCTCAAAGAAGACATTTCAGCCATAATTCGTTTTCTCGAACAAGAGAACCTTCCGATTAATCCTGGCCTTATTTCCCTTATTCATCAAATTGGTATAGTTACATTTAAGAGGTCCAAACTAAGAAAGGCTTTGGAGTCTGGAAATTTTGAGGCTGTCAAAAGCTTTTTTATGTCTTGGTCTAAAATTGACGGTGTTTCTGACCCAGAATTATATGAAAGGCGGAAAGAGGAGTTACTCTATTTAAGGTTAGAGGAGTAGTTGGTGAAAGTACAAAAAGTTTATAACTTTGATGACGTGCCAACTGTCCGAAAGTTCTATCTATCTGACAAGAAAATACGTGCCATAATAGGGCCTTATGGTTCTGGCAAATCTAGCGGGTGTGTTATTACTTTATTGAAGGTTGCTTCCGAGCAACAACCTGACCCCGAAGGGGTTCGTTACACACGATTTGTTATAATAAGAAATTGTTATTCGGACGATACCGAAATTTTGACTGAACAACGGGGATGGGTCTTATTTAAAGACCTTCTTTCAGAGGACAAGGTTGCTCAATATAATCCTTCAACAGATAGATTAGAATTTGTTTATCCTATTTATTATTATTGCGCTCCTTATGAAGGAAGAATGATCGGTGTTCGTTCTGATGAGATTGATTTTCTTGTAACTCCAGATCATAAATTGTTTGTTCGCACAAAAGATGCAGAAAATTATAGTTTAGTATTTGCAAAAGATTGTTTTGGCACTTTTACACGATTTATGTGCTCTCCAGAAAAAGAAGTAGCAATAAATCCTTCTCAATGGCGTGCGCAGTTTTATAAAGGTTTTGTATATTGTGTAGAAGTTCCGAGTCACGTTGTTCTGGTTCGGAGAAATGGAAAACCAGTATTATGTTCTCAAACTTATAGACAACTGAAGGACACTACTAAGAAAACTATAGATGAATGGTTGTCGTTCGCAGAGTGGAAAGAGTCCGAGCATTCTTACACCATTCATGTCCAAAAGGAAGACGGGACTATAATCCATTCTGAGTGGTTGCTTAGAGCCTTAGATCGTCCTGAGCACATTGCTAATTTGCTGTCTTTAGAGGTTACTGCTGGGTGGATAAACGAGGCACGAGAGATACCCAAAGAAATATTTGATAATTTAGAGTCCAGGCTGAGATACCCTCCTACTATTCGTGATTCTGAAGGCAATGTTATTTATGGCCCTACTTGGTCTGGTATTTTATTGGATACCAACCCGCCTGATACTGATCATTGGTTTTATAAATACTTTGAAGAGGATAGACCAGAAAAGGCGGAAATATTCCACCAACCGTCTGGGTTATCTCCTGAAGCTGAAAATATTAATAATTTGCCTCAGAATTATTATGAAGACTTGGTAACAGGTAAAGACCCCGAATGGATTGATATTTATGTGCATGGCAAATATGGGTCCCTGAGAGAAGGGATGCCCGTTTTTACGCTGTACAATGACAAAGTTCATTGTGCTAAAGAGCCGTTGGCCCCGCTTCCAGGTATGAATACTTTAATAATAGGTATGGATTTTGGGCTTACTCCTGCTGCTGTTATTACCCAACAACCCCCAGGCAGGCTATTGGTTCTTGATGAAGTGGTTGTGTTTGAGCCGATTGATATTGGCGAGTTTACTAGAATGTTCCTATTGCCTTTCCTTTCCTCTGAGAAATACAAATTTAAGCATTATATTATAATAGGTGACCCTGCGGGGCGAGGGACATCCCAAACAGACGGACGTACTTGCTTTCAGGTACTTAATCAATTAGGGATACGAGCATATCCTGCGTTTTCCAATTCTATCCAGTTAAGAATCAATGCAGTAAACCAATATCTATCTCGTATTGACCCTTCTTCTGGGGAGGAAGCTCGGCCTGCGTTTTTGCTATCTCCTACTTGTATTACTTTAAGAAAAGCCTTGAAGACAAAGTATAAATTGAAGAAAATAAGCATAGGCGGGGAGCGGTATGCTACTGCGCCTGTTAAAGATAAATACTCCCATGTGGCGGATGCTCTTCAATATGCGGCGTTGGGCCATACAATTAATAGTATAAATACTAGAACAGATTTGCCAGTCAGGGATTCGTCTCCTACAAGACTGGCTGGAACGGGTTATTACTAAGGAGTTAAATAATGGTATCCTTTGTACCTGTTAAAGATATGTCTTCTGCGCTCCTTCCAGAAGAACCATTTACCGAAATGGTGGAGCTTAAAACCCAAGATCAATATGTATTGTCTAATTTGTCTAATTATGTTTTAAGTAAATTTGAGGAAGCCAGAAGAGCCAAAGTTGGAATAGAAGAGAGATTAATAGACTGCCTACAACGCTTCAAGTCCGAGTATTCCCCCCAGAAATTACAGGAAATTAAATCCATAGACGCTCCTCCTATTTATATTCCTCTTACTTCTATAAAGGTGCGAGCCTTGACAGCTTGGCTAGTTGACGTTCTCTTTCAAACTCCTGACCTTCCTTATGACATAACTCCTACTCCTATTCCAGAATTACCTTTAGAAGTTCAACATGCTTTGGCACGAAGAGTATACGATACCATTATGCCGATGGTGGAATTGTTGCCTTTTAACGAGCTGCAATCTATGGCCCTCGACGCTAAGAACTTGGCTGAAAAGGAAATTAAAATAGAAATAGATAAATGGTCTAAAAAGTTGGCCGAAGGATTCAAGAAAAAATTAGACGATGTATTTATTGAAGGAGGACTTCCCGAAGCTCTTTCTGCGATGTGCGTAGACATTGCAATCTTTCCTACTGCTATAATTAAAGGTGGAATTCTGAGGAAAGAGAAAGGATATGTGAGGACTAAATATGGGTTGGAGCCAAAGAACAAAGTAATCTATACCTTTAATAGAGTATCTCCTTTTAACGCATATCCTGCTCCTTATTCCAGTGGCTTTGAAAATTATTTTATAGAAGTCGTGCCCCTCTTACCTAACGATCTTTATGATATGATCGGGATGCCAGGGTATAATTCTAAAATACTTACAGAGGTATTAGATAGGTATGAGCACGGATATAAATTTCACCATATGAACTATGGGTTGGATAAGGAAGCGCTGGAAGGCAATGAATTTGCCTCTTCTTCGGATTATGAATATATCGACGTGTTGGAATTTTGGGGGCCAGTCAAAGGCTCTTTATTAAAAGATTTTGGTATAAGTGTTCCGAGCAGTAACGCTTACTATGAAGCTACGGTATGGGTAATTGAGGATTATGTAATCAAAGCAGTTTTGAATGAAAATCCTTTGGGGCTTAAACCCTACGCAAAAGCTTCTTTTATAGATATTCCCGATTCTTTTTGGGGGCAGGCTCTGCCAGAAGTATTGGCTCCTATTCAAGATTCTGTTAATGCTTTTGCCAGGTCTGTAGTAGTTAACGCTGCTATGTCTTCGGGGCCTATGGTAGAGCGCAACATAGATAGAGTCGATCCGAGTCAGCCTAAGATGATTATTCCCTGGCATATGTATGATGCTCATGACTCCGCTCTTAACTCCGCTCCTGCATACCGATTCTTTCAGCCTCAACTGACCGCAGATCGTTTGTCTACTGTTATGGCCTATTATCTAAAGTTGGCTGATGAGACTTGCGGCATTCCCAGCTATGCTCATGGTGATATTACAGTTGGCGGAGCAGGTCGAGCTTTGGCAGACTATGAATTAGTTCTAACTGAGACTGGAGCCAAACCTATTTCTTCTATCGAAGTGGGAGATAAGGTGGCAGGGACCGATGGCAAGTTTTATGAAGTTCTGGGAGTTTACCCACAGAAAGGAAAACGTTTAATCTATCGAGTGCATTTTAGTAATGGATTTACAATTGATTGCGATGCAGATCATTTATGGACTGTATCTAGTAAGCCTTCTAGGAAGAGTAGTTGGCAAACTCTGACTTTAGCCGAACTATTGAATAAAGGAATATTTAGACAAGATAACGGTCGTAAGAGTAAAGGTTTAAGACCAAAATGGGCAGTGTCCAAGATAAAACCAGTACAGTTTCCTAAACGTGAAGTGAAGATAGACCCTTATACTTTGGGTGTAATTTTAGGAGACGGAGACAATCGAGGCAGAATTCATCTAAATACAGAAGACAGCGAACATATAATTAGCCAGTTGGCCTATAGTGTAGGAAAGCCCAGTTATAATTCTGCTAAAACTGCTGTTTCTTATACAGTTAAAGGCGTAAAGAAGTGGTTGAGGTTCTATGGTTTGGGAGATACGACCGCACCAGATAAATTCATTCCAGAGGACTATCTGTTTAATACGGTAGACGTTCGATTGGCTTTGCTGCGTGGGCTTATGGACACAGATGGTTACACCAGCGAAGGGCGAGTATTTTTATCTTCTTCATCCAGAAAGCTGATAGAGCAAGTAAAGTTTCTTGTGATTTCTCTTGGTGGTTGGGCGGGAACTATAACAGAGTACCCTGAAGGAGAAGGCGAAATTAAAGGCCGTACAATTCATAGAAAGAAGAATTATAGGTTATATTTTTCTCTGAGTGAAAACGTTTTCACTTTGCCTCGAAAGAAGGAAGCAGTAAAAGGTGGAAAACGTCCTACATGGTTTGTTTATATCAGAGGGATAGAATTGCTGGGCGAAGGTACTACTACCTGTATAAAAGTTTCTAGCCCCGACCATTTGTTTTTGTGTGCCAATCTTATTCCTACGCATAACACAGCTACAGGGTTGTCAATGCTTACAAACAACGCCACACGTGGAATCAAGGCTGTATTGAGAAATATAGATAAAGGGATTATTGAGCCAATTGTGAAACGGCAATATTATACCTTAATAAAAGAGGCGAATGTTACAGACATTCCTGATCTTAAAATCAGAACCAAAGGCTCTATTTCCTTGTCTGAAAGAGAAATGGAAGCTACAAGGGCCTTGGAATTTCTGCGAGTGGTTAGCAATCCTCTTGACCAAAATCTGGTTCCTTTAGAAGGCAGGCGTTACTTGCTTACTTCTGCTGCCAAAGCTACTGGATTTGACCCTGATAGGATATTTGGCTACGAAGCTGACTTACAACAAATGCTTCGCCCTCTAATTGAGGAAACGCAGGCTCAATTTGCTCAGCAACAAAGTCCTATAAATGTACCTCAGAATAAAGCGGTGCAGCTTGGTATGGGCGTTTCTAATTATGTAAATGAAAACGGGAGGGTAGCTATATGAGAGACGAATTTAAACGTTTAAAAGGAGCCAATCCTCAAGTATTTGAGGCGCTTAATAGTTATTTTAGGCGAGAACTGGATAATGTTTTATTGAAATTGCTGGCGTGCGAAGAGACCAACCGCCTCAATTTCTTACGTGGCGTAGGGAGCGCATATCTGAAAATTGTGAATGATATGCTTGATATGGAGGAAACTAAAACAAAAGTAAAAGTATAAATTTTGTGGAGGTGTAAAATGGAAGAATTTGTAAGACAAATTATAGCTGCGGTAGCCCCTTATTTCATTACGTTTGTGGTTACTATGGTAGGTTTGGTTCTTACTATGGTAACTGCTTGGCTTAAAAACAAGATCAAATCTGAGAAGGCGGACAACGCTATTAGCATGGTTGAAGACGCTGTTTATGATGTTGTCCAGCATATGGAGCAGACTGTCCGTCCTATGCTTTCTGATGGGAAGCTTAGTGACCAGGAACGCCAACTAATTAAAACCAAAGCTTTGAAAAGGCTGAAAGAGAATTTAAGCCCACAGGTTGTAAAAGCTTTGCAGATGGTTACTGGGGATATGGAAAAATACCTGGAAACCAAGATGGAAGCTACTATTCATCGTCTTAAAAGGAGGGAGTCGCTGTGAAACGTAAACTCGTATTAGTATTATTGTTATTGGTAATGGCTGCTTGTGTTACTACTCCTGCCAATCCCAAGACAGCTTACCTTCAAGCTCGTATTGAGTTTAATACCCTGCTTCGCCAGTATCTTTCTTACTACAACCAAGCTACTGCTGAAGTACAGGCCGAGTGGAAAGAAAAAGTCGATTCCTTATTTAAAGAGGCAGGGAATGTTTTGGATTTGTGGGGCGCTTCTTTGAAGCAAGGGCAGCCAGGGATAGAACAGCAACAACGTTATTTGGAGCTAAAAAATAAACTACTGGATGCCTTAATTCCTGTATTAGGAGGTTCTTCATGAAAGAAAATACTCTTCTTCTGATTAAACTTTTGTCGGACGTAGCGCTAACTGCTTTGGCTACTATTAAGCAAGTTGAATCAATGACTCCAGACCAAATTGATGCCGCTATTAAGAAAGCAGAATCTGTATCTGAGCTTTTGTTGGATGAACTGAATTCTCATTAGCTAAGTGAAAACGTTTTCATTTTTGGAGGCAATATGGATGGCAGTATACGAACTGTTGGGGCCGCTACTAAGTTTGTGTGGAAGCTTGATGGGGCTGGCCTATGTCTGGGGGAAAGTCAAACAAAATCTGGAAACACACGAACAAGAAATCAAACAGCTAAAAGGAGGGCTTTACAACCCTGACGGTACATTAGTTTATATGCCGAGGTCGGAATGTATGGAACAACATAACAGATGTGGAAATAGTGTTACAGTTCAGTTGGGCGAAGTTAAAGCAATGATTGCTGATTTACGTACAGAAATGCTTAATAACAATCGAAACCATAACCACGAGCTTCAAAAGCTAATGAAGTTTGTGGGGAGAGTTGAAGAGCATATTAGGGGGGTTAAAGACTAATTTATGCCCAAAGGTACTAAAGTAGAGCGGTGCTATACTAAGCTTCGCAGACAAGGAAAAAGCAAAGCCAGTGCTGCTAGAATTTGTCAAGCAGCTACGGGTTTGTCTTTAAAAACAGGCAAGCCTCCTAAATCCAAACGCAAAAGGAGACGAAAGAATGGCAAGAAGAAAAACACCTAAAGTGGGGGAAAAGGTCACTATCAGGGCTAAAGGCAAGAAACCTCTTTCCTTTACTAAAGGGAAACTTCATCGTCTTTTGGGAGTGCCTCAAGATAAGAAAATACCTCAGTCTAAAGTAAAGGCTGCATTGGCAGGGAAGTATGGCCCCGAAGCTAAAAAGGCTGCGGTCTTTGCATTTAAAGGCCCTCTTAAAAAAGGCAGGCAAACGGCGTCTAAGCGTAGGAGGAAATGAGATGGTTAACTGGGATGCCATACCTGACAAAGTATTTGTACGAGAAGAATTTGACGATCCCAAATACCCAGGTTCTGGCGATCTCATAGATTCTCATCTGATACATAAGTTAGTGGGGTTGCGTCTCTATACTAAGTGGCCCATGATTATTCATGGTAAAGTTGGGGGTGCAGTAGACGTAGACGGTAGCTGGGGCCATGCTCCCCATAGTTATCACAGAAAAGACATGGGATGCAAAGCAGTAGATTTTCATTTCATTACCGACGCTTCTCCTAGAGAGCAGGCTTATTATGTCTCGTTGTTTGCTTTTGGGGGGATAGGCTTTTATTTTGATTGGCATTGGAATGGTAAACTTCTGCCTATTGGTTTTCATGTGGATACTCGTCCAATTAAGCGGTTTCAAATGTGGAAGAGAGAACGTGGAAAGTATATTTATATGTTAAAGTGAGAAAACATAATAGAGATTTTATAAGGAATAACCTATGGGTGTTGGGATTGAGTGGATAGATCAAGTAAAGGGAAGAATAGGGATAATGCGATTGGGTAAGGATTTTAAGGCGTATGGTGATCCCTATGAAATGGCTTGTGTAGCACAAGAGCAAAGACCTGAAGAAGCTTATTTGTTGGGAGCGTATACAACTGATTTTACTTCCTTAGTAAGATTTAGAAGTCAGGTGCGGAAAGTTTTAAAAAATGAGGGATTTAAATTTGTGAGATGGAAAAGACACAGAAAAAACGGTCAATGGAAAGAGATAAGAAAAGAGCTTTAATTTTAGTATGGGAGGTAGGGAATGGCCCTCAAAACCAAGCACATATCAAAACGAGACAACGGCACTTTCATCATAACAGCAGAAGAAACTTCTCTTCAAATCGGAACAGACGAAAAGGGAAACCCGATCTATCAGACATTTACGGTGATCCATAATCCTAAAGATGGAGACACTGTCTTGCAAGAGAAGTTTGCCAAAGAAATTAAACGATACAAAGAAAGGCAAGAGACTATAAACACTATAAAGTCAAAGATAGATTCAGTGCTCGAGGAGATAGACTATAGCAAGATTTAGGAGGACAGAGGATGGCAAACGTTAGATGGGAAACACCTAGTAGTTGGGCTACAGCTTTAAGCTCAGAATTGGATAGCTTAGCCGACGAAGGGTTAGCATTAAGTAGTGAAATAAGCAATGACACAAACAGATATATGTTCATTGACCTTGAGTTAAACTTAGCATCAGTTGATTTACAAAGCTCAAGCAATCCTGTGATTCGTGTTTGGTTTTTACCCAAATTGAGTGACGGCACAAATTTTGAAGATGGCGAATCAAGTGTCGAACCTGCTCGGATGCCAGACGCAAACTTTCCTCTTAGAGAAATTAGTGGAGAACAACATGTTGTAGCGAGAAGTGTTTTGGCCCCTAACGGCAACTTTAAAATTTTAGTGAAGAATGAAACAGATGCTACATTGGCTTCCAATGGTAACACTTTAAAATACAAGATGTACGGACAAACGGTGTCGTAAAATGTTTCGCTTTGTCAGAAACCCAGACCCTCGAAAGAAACCGCCTTATGGCAGCAGGATTGATCCTACGCATCCTTTGGCGCAGGGATTGGTGGGATGTTGGTTGTTTAATGAGGGAGGGGGGAACAAAGTTTTTGATTTAGTAGAAGCAAAATCTCTGATAGGAAATAATGACTTTAATTGGAGCAATAATGTTTTAGATTCTGGAACGAATGGGTATCTTGAAAGTCAATCTTCAAAGTACAAAATATTGAATGATTTAACTGTCATTCTTTCTTTTAAGGCAATAGAAGCAACTGATGGGGGTTGTTTTTGTGCGATAGAAGGAAGTCCAGGAGAAACAGAAGATGAGAATAGTATTCTCTATCTCTACAATAATGGTGGCAATATTTACTACATTCATGAATATTCATCTGGGCAGAACCAATCAATAGATACTCAAATCAATTTATCGGAATTACAAACCAACATTTCTACTATTGTTTGCAAACGCAATGCTTCCGTTAAGGCGTTTAAAGCGTTTTTTAACAGAGAATTACGAACTAATATTAGTTACACTTATAATCCAACAAATACGGCAACAAACTTATATCTTTCTTTAAGTAGTCGAAGTAATGGTAACAATCAGATCCGTGCTTGTTGGGAAAAATGTTATATTTATAATTGTGTTCTAGAAGATAGTGAAGTGCTTCAACTCCACGCCGAACCCTACTCCTTCATCCTCGTCCCTCAATACTGGTACATGGTGGATCTTGGGGCGGTGGGAGGAGGTGAAATCGTTGTTTCCGATAGCGGGAGCGGTTCTGATTCTTTATCCCAAATTGCAGTATCTCTTGCTTTAAGCGATTCAGGTGCGGGGTCTGACTCTCTTCCCAGTCTCCAGGCATCATTTGGGCTTTCTGACCAAGGCACAGGCTCAGATTTTTTATCCCAACTTTTAGCTGCGTTAAGTATAGGCGATTCTGGTACTGGCGCAGATACTTTGTCCCCTATGTCGGTTTCTGCTTCTGTGTCTGATACTGGAGCAGCTTCTGATTCTATTTCGTCTTTGACTGTAACTCTTTCAGTTTCAGACACTGGAACAGGTACTGATGTTGTTTCAGTTCTAAAAGAGCTTCTTAAAACTATATATGATTCGGGCATTGCTTCCGACATAGTTTCTTCTATCGCTGTAAACGTAGCTATTCCTGATTCTGCATCGGGCCAGGATAATATACATAATGTGTCTGCAACTTTGATACTATCTGATACTGCCTCTGGTCTGGATGCGATAACAGTTTTAAAGGAACTTTTAAAGCAAGTTGCTGATAGTGGGCTAGGGACAGACAGTGTTTCGTTTTTGAATGTATCTTTTGCTATGTTTGATGCTGGTGAAGGCAACGATATTTTGTCTTCTATCTCTGCTAGAATCCCTATATCAGACCTTGGTTCTGCTATAGACGCAGTTTCTGTTCTGACAGAAATAGTTAAAAGCATATTTGAGTCTGGGCAAGGCACGGACACGCTTTCTTCTATTTCTGTAGATTTAGGCGTGGCAGATAACGCAGCCGGGGCGGACTCTATTGGAATAGAAGTAGCTCTAACTATTTCTGACGCCGCAACTTCAACAGAAGTTATAACAATAGCTAAGACTGCTTTAAAGGTAATAACTGATAGCGGAATAGGGGCGGATACATTAAGCGGTATTGTAGTCAACGTTCCAGTTAAGGATTATGGGCAAGGGCTGGACTTTATTGCGCAGATAACAGCAATACTGTCCATTTCTGATTTAGGAGTTGCTACTGATGTCGTTTTAAAATATGATACTGCTGTTAAGCTAGTTAGTATATCTTTTAGGCTTAGGAAACCAAATATTGAATTTGGGCTTAAAACTAATAAAATTGAATTTAAACTTTATACTTAGGAGGAGATCATGGTTACAGAAAGAGTCGGCCACAAAAGTAAGTGGGTAATAACTCGTTATCCTGATGAAGAAGCTTTTAAGAACAAGACTCCCAAACCAGTAATAGACGCTGAGGGTCGGGAGCTACCCGCAGTTTCGGTTGTAGAGGGCAATATTTTATTAAACGTAGGCATTGGCGAGATGTGGGACCTAATTTGCGGGTTAGGGTCTCCTACAGCCTATAATAACGCTAATGCTGAATTGGGGGTAGGTGATGGGACTACTGCTGCCGATGCCTCTCAAACAGATTTGCAGGGAACGAGCACTGCTTGGCAGTCAATGTCAACAGGCTATCCCCAACGCTCTGGTCAAACAGTGACTTTTAGGGCTGAGTTTGATGGAAGTACAGCTAATTTTAGTTGGCAGGAATTCGCTGTAAGAAATGGCGCTACTGCTAATGTATTGATGAACAGAAGAGTAGAAGATCAGGGAACAAAAGCTTCGGGCCAAGTATGGACTCTTGAGCTTCAAATAACCTTGTCGTAGAGGGCTTATGAAAAAAATAGTAAACGAAAATAGCACAGCCTATTTGTCTCTGACTTTTAAGAACAAAGAGGGGGAGGTAGAAAGCCCTCAGGCGGTGACCTATAACATTCATTGTTTGACTAATGATGTAGAGATAAGAGGAAATACTTCGGTGTCTCCAGGGCCTTCAATTGAAATTGTTTTATCTCCTACTGAGAATAGAATTATTGATGCTAATAATAAGTACGAACGGCGTGTAGTTACTGTTACAGCTACCTATGGGCCTGATGATGAAATAACTGGACAGTATGAATATAAGGTTTTGAATTTGAAATATATTTCATAGTATGGTAATAACTTATTAACCAACAGGAGGATTTATGCCAATACCAGAAGCAGTGAAAAAACAAGCAGAAAAAGCTAAGGAGTTGGAGAAAGAGCTTTTGAGTAAAACCAAAGGCGATGACGATAACCCTGAACCTTCTCCAGAACCTGAGCCGCAGCCTGAACCCGAACCAAAACCCGAACCTGAGCCAACTCCAGAGCCTTCTCCTGATGTATGGGAGCAGAGATATAAAACTCTGCAAGGCAAATACAATACTGAGATAGGTAGATTGCAAGAATCTTTGAGAACATTGCAGGCCGAAAATGAGTTTTTGAAGGGTAAGCTGGCTACGTTGGAAGAGATGGTACAATCTCAGCCACAACCGGCCCCGCCCGCTCCTTCTCAAGAAGACCCTCTTGCTGTTATTAAAGATACCCTTCCAGAAGTTTATGACGCTCTTATTAAATATACTTCTCAGTTTGTACGTAAAGACGAAATTCCGAACATAGAGGAAACAGTAAATAGTAAAGTTCAGCCTATTGTTCAGACTACGTTTAAGACTACTTTGACAAGTCTTGTGCCTGATTGGGAGATACTGAACACTGACCAGGATTTTATTGACTGGCTTCAGCGTCCAGCCCCCTATACAGACAAGACTTTGCACGAATTAATGCTAGAATATTTTAACCAGGGAGACGCACACAAAGTAGCTCAATTCTTTCTTGATTATAAGAAAGAAAAGCAAGCGTCTTCCCAACCTAGCCCGCCCTCGACAAGTGTTGCACCTCCGAGGAGACAGGCTGCCGTTTCTCAACCGCAAAGTCCCAGACCAATAAGGCGGGACGAAATCGTTCAGTTTTATAGGGACTCTGCATTAGGCAGATATTCTCCAGAACAAAAAGCTCAAATGGAAGCCGAGATTATGAAGGCTATCCGAGAAAATCGAGTAATCGACTAGGAGGTCAACCATGCCCGTTGCAAAAGTACCAGGATACCCTGATTATAATGCGACTAAAAACATTCCTGTAATCTTTGCAGGTAAAACCCTTGAAAAATTTTATGCAGCCAGTACGGTTGCGAACATTTCGTCTGTAGACTATGTAGGCGAAGTGCGTGAGCAAGGCGATACGGTATATATCAGGACCGTTCCGAACATTACGATCAAAGAGTATCGTAAAGGCCAAAAGCTTGAACTGGAATACCCTGAAAGCCCGTATGTTGAGTTTAGTATTAACAAAGCAAAATACTACAATTTTGCATTGGATGAGATCGACATCAAGCAGTTTGATCTCAAAATGATGGATAAGTATGCGGACGATGCCGCTGAACAGTTGAAGATAACCCAGGATACAGAAGTATTCGCCACAATTTATGCAGATGTGGACGATGCCAACCAGGGAAGCTCTGCTGGAGCCAGAACTGGGAAATTTAACCTGGGCGAAACTGGCTCTCCTATTACTCTGACAAAAGACAGTATCCTAGACTACATTGTCGATTGCGGAGTGGTTTTGGATGAGCAAAATAGGCCTTCTACTGATAGGTTTATGGTTATGCCTCCGCATATTGCAGGTATGATCAAGAAATCTGATCTAAGAAACGCCTCGATTACAGGGGATGGAAAATCTATCCTTCGTAGCGGTTATATCGGAGATATTGATAGGTTTCATATTTATATCTCTAACTTACTGCCCATCGTAGATGACGGCGGCTCTGATTGTACCTATATTTACTTTGGGCACAAATCGGCTTTGGTATTCGTTACCCAACTAACCAGAGAAGAAACCTATAGGCCACAAGACACGTTTGCGGAGGCCATGAAGGGTCTAGTCGTTTATGACTTTGACGTTATTCAACCTGCAAGTCTTGGCGTTCTGTACGCTCTAGTCTAATAAGGAGGTGTAACCAATGGCTGTAGTCAATGGACTTGGTGGTCATACCGCAGAAGTTCCCTTTAAGGGAGCAGGTGCGGCGTTTATATTGGAAAATACTATTGATTTAGACGCATTGAACGTAAGTAGCGGGGATACAGTGCAAGCCCTTCCTGTCAAAGAAGGAATGAGAATACCTATTGTTGAAACAGAAATTGTAACCCCTTCTGACGCTGCCACTTCAGCTACGGCTGATATTGGGGATGGCGATGATGCTGATGGGTTTGATGCTGCCGTGGACCTCAAAGCAAGTGCGGGTACTATAGTATGCACTGCTATAGGCACGGATGCTTATGGCGCATCTGGGAAACGCTATACAGGCTCAGACACCATTGATATTACCGTTACTTATTCTGGCGCTGTTACTGTAAAAGGTAAGGTAAAAATCCGAGCACTTGGATTTAAATTTGAATAGTCTGATTATAAGGGGGCCTTGTGCCCCCTTTGGTAATGGAGGGTGAAATGCGTTTACTGAAACAAGTAACTACTGGGCGTGTTTATGCCTACACTGAAGCTTTGGCCAAAAGGAAAGATATGGTGCTCTTAGAGCCAAAGAAGAAGGTTAAAAAAAGGATAAAAAAAGACAAAGAACCTGTGGATTTGATAGGACCAGAAGGCGATGAACAGAAGTGAGCTTGTCCAAAGAGTAAGGCAGCTTTTGTTTGACACAGAAGTTCCTTACTTGTGGGAAGACCCTGATCTCGAATTTTATTACTATCTTTCTGTAAGGGAGATGTGCCGCCGCACTCTCCTTTACAGGGAGACCTTTGATCCTATTCTTTCTGTAGCAAATCAGTATTTGTATAACTATCCTGATAGGCTATTGTTGCCTCTGAGCATTACTTATAATGGAAATGATTTGACTAAAGTCGATTATGACAGAATAAAATCTGTAAGAGGTACTGTGGGGACAGTCAAATATTATTGTTTGGATTATGCCCCGAAACAAATTGTCTTACATATGACCCCCGAAGAAGATGATAAAGAGATTGTTATCTACGGGGCGGCTGTTCCTGATTCTTCTCATATTCAAACAGCTATTCCTGATGAATATACTGATTACTTGCTTTATGGGATGTTAATGTTTGCTTTTCAAAAAGCTGATTCAGAAACAGTTAGTCCTTTTGCATCCAAATACGAGACTCTTTGGAATGCGTACATCGAAAAGATTAACAGAGAATTAGATAGGAACAAGTATGTTCCAACATCACAAACTTACACACATCCTGGGTTGCTGTGAAACCTATATTTCAGACAGAATTGTTTTTAGGAGAGATACGAACTCCTCCTAAGTTTGTAGCGGTGTCTAAAAAGACTCCGCTTCCCCTCTTGATTAACGGCTTACCTACCGATTCGGGTTCTCTTAAAACTCAAGCATTAACTGGATTAGAATTTATCGGAGAAGCGCACCCTCCCCCATTGTCTATTCAATTTACTTCTTTAGGGAGAGAGTGGAGGGCAGAAGGTAATAGGCTTTATTACAGTCCTCCTTTTACTTCTCTTCGTATTGATGGCGGCGAACATTATGAGGACGATTCAATTCGACCTATTACTTTTAAACAACTAATTACTGCTGTGAGCGTAAGTCCTTCGTCTGTAGTATGTAAATGGGCGGTGTACATTTCTACTACAGAAGCTGTTTATGTGATAAGATTTCAGGGAACAAAACCAGTCATACAAAAAGTAGTTAGTGCTCCTGCGCTTGGGTCGATAGGAGTAGGAGTTTTGGCTCGGCCTGCATCAGATGAACTTCCTTCTGGAACTCAAATTGTAGTTATTCCTACTCATAAAGGAATATTCCTGGCTACAGAAACAGGATTATTGCCTTTAACTGAGTCTCACCCAAATGCATTGGAGCATTTTGACTATGTACATATCGCTTTAGTATCAAATGATTATGGCCAGTATTTAGTGTTTTTAGATGCGTTAAAGAAGTGAAAACGTTTTCATTTTTGGAGGTAAGTAAATGGGAAATGTAAAGATTTCAACTGGTTTAGCAAAAGCTTTGGCGGTTGGGGATAATCTCAAAAGTTTATTAACTGATTGTGTTTTACAGATATTTAGCGGGTCTGTGCCCAATTCTGCTGATGATGCAGAAACGGGAACTTTGCTAGTTACGATTACTACAGATGGCAATAGCTGGTCTGCTAGTGAAAAGCAAGTGTTCTCTTTTAGTGTAACTGCTGTAGGCGATAACGGGGACACTCTTACCGTAACTATCAGTCCTGTAAATCCTTCAGGTAGTAACGAGGTTATCCAATATACTAAATCTGCGTCCGAAACCACGGTTAATGAAGTAGCCAAAGCAGTAGTTGATTTGATCAATTCTAATTCTGATCTTACCAGGGCCGTAGTAGGCTCTAACGGAGAAGTCATTTTGCAATCCAGATATGCAGGGGATAGTTTTTCTGTAACTGCTGTGGGGAGTGGAAGTTTGACTGTAAGTGCAGTATTCGAACTGGTTGCTAATGTAAGAGGCAATGGTCTCCATTTCGAATCTCCGCAAAACATAGACGCTGGCGTTCTACAAAAGACTGATGAGACGTGGAAAGGAACTGTAGCAGCGTCGGGCACAGCTTCTTATTTTAGACTGAAGTCTAATGGTGACGCTGGAGGACAGGATAGTTCTGGTGAGTACAAAAGAGTGCAAGGCACAGTAGGTACTTTATCTGACTCGCCATTGCAATTGTCTGGAAGCTCGACATTAACCCAGGATACTACAATAACCATAGGGTCTTTTTCTATACAGGTTCCCTTGGCTAATGTTTAAAAAGATTTTATTAGGTTCTAGCGCATACCAATATCTGCCTTTAGCTAGGCGTTTGTGGAATAAAATGCCCGAAGGTAAAAAGTCTTATAGGTTTCCTGGGGTGTATATCGACCTAGCTAAAGGTGCGGCAAATTATGTCCGTATACGAGCAGACGAAATCAAAAGAGACGCTATTTGTTTATATGCTACTTATACCTACAATATCTGGGGCGAATATTCTGTGTCTATCTGGCGAGTAGATATGCGAGGTAATTTGGATATATTGACAATACCAGGTAAAAGCATAACTACTCTTGTAGGAATGGTTACAGATATTAAATGCGGTAGATTCAACCACGACAATCCGTCAGAATTTATTTTGTGTATCCAAGACACGCCTCCTTCTCCTACTACAGTTAATTATGTGCCTGGTAAATACAGACCTTGTTTAACAGACAGCGAAAGCAAAGCTAATCAAAGGTTTTTTAAAATATCCGTTGATTTTGATTCTATGCGTATTACTTGTGATTTAATAAAAACTATTCAGTATTATAATTATTATCGTCAATCTGATCTATCTTCGGATTGTAACGTTTATTATCTGCCTGGGTCTTGGGAACTTAGGTGGCACTACCAAAGAGGCTCTGGTATTGAAGAGTATTTTAAAGACTCTATTTTAGATATGTTTGTAGACAATAGTGGTATTCGAAGGTTGTTGGAAGCAACTAAATATAAATATACGTGGAAACCTTGTGGTTTGTGGAATATGGATACGCAATCCAGCCCTCCTCCAGAATCTAAAAGAGGGCACGAAACTATATTTACTAGGGTTTATTTTGAAGGTGGGGATGACGGTTTTGTATTAGAAGATACAGATAGAGAAAAATACACATATAAGGTCTTTACTGGGACTCAGTATAAATTTGGAGAAAAATTTATTGAATCTAGTAATTATTTAGTTGATGTTGTTGGTTGCAAGATTATTAATTCCCAAGATTTTATTTATGCCAAAAACGATGCAAATGACAAAGCCCATGTAGAAATCGGGGCAACTGGGCATGGAAAATTTGTTGAATTAATTATTCCCTATGTTCCTGCTTTAGGAACTAGATCAGGAAACAGGCCAATTTATCCGAGTATAACTCTATTAAAAGATCGGGGTATTTCTACTACTATTAACGCTCGATTTATTGAAACTTTTTCGTGGGGGCGCAATGATTTTTCTTCCTATACTCTTTGGATTGGCAGTTATGCTGACCCCTTGAAAGGAAATAGTTCTATTTTCGAGAACAATAATACTTTTTTAACAGGATTTCCTAATCCTTTTAAAGAAGATCAATATCTTGGAGTGTGGTATAGCGATGCTCCTGATTTTGGATATGGCGGGTTAGGCTGGTCTTATCCTCCTATTTGGGATGGGTTTTTCACGTTACCTTTTTCTAGTTGGGACGGAGATTTAAAAGGCTGGCAAGATGTTAAGCCTGTTGAAATAAAAGATTATGCGCTTTCGTTGCCTAATCATTATTTCAATAATTTTATTATCATTCCTAAAATACTTTTTAGAGGTTTTTACATTAAAGGAGCAGAAGTGTTTGCTGATTATGGGGCCGATATTTTATTAGATGTAACTATTATCCAAACGAAGAATGATGAAATTTATGTAAATGGTGATGAAAAAACAAAATCTGTAGATAAAAACAGACTAAAACTAAAATAGGAGGAGAATTATGGCTCTTAGGTTTTCTACTGGCTTAAAGAACATTTTGTTGGGATTAACCAGGGATTCGGTTGAGAATGGAAGTTTTACAGCCGATACCAGTGGTTGGAGTGCGATAGACGCAACTTTGGCTTCTGTGTCTGGCGGGCAGGATGGTAATTGTTTGCAGATAACTAATAATACTTCTGCAAAAGGATATGCTTACCAGGCCCAGCAGGTTAAAAATGGGCATAGATACATGCTTGAGTTGTACCATAAAAACGGTACTGGGCAAGGCTTTGTCAAAGTGGGAACTTCTGCAAACGATGGTACGTTTATCGACCAAGCTGCTCTGGACGATTCTGATTGGACTAAATACTATTTCCTAATAGAGAGCAATGTACAAGGGAGTATTTATGTAACTTTGGGCGTGGATGACGCCACTTCAGGGCATACCACTCTTTTTGATGAAGTCAAATTTACCTGGGAAGCTTCTTCTATTAAGGAAGTCTTTAAGAATTCCAAGCTTATTATGTACACAGGTTCTCAACCTGCAAGTGCTGACGATGCTCCTATTGGCACTAAGTTAGTTGAAATTACTAAAAATGGTTCTGGCAACTTTGACTTGGTTTTTGATGAAGCAGAAGACGGTTCTATCAATAAAGTTCCCGCAGATAATTGGAGTGGCCAGGCTGTAGCTTCTGGAACTGCTGGTTGGTTTAGATTGATAGTTAACGGAGATAGTGAAGTATACAATACGGACGACCCCCGTATAGACGGGGCAATTGGTACTGCTAATGCGGAATTAGTAATGGCTGATACTAATATAACTGTGGATTCTGTTCAGACCATCTCTGTCTTCAGATTAAGTGTTTCTGTCTAAGGAGAAATCATGCCTCTTGTTGATCCTGTAACTTTTTCAGTTCAGAAATATTCTTCTCCGTCTAACAATCAAGGAGTATATTATAAAGACGGAGACGGTATTTTTGGTATTTCATCTGGGGACGGTATTATATGGATATCTAAAACAGATGAAGTAGGCAATAAGTTATGGGACGCTCCCGTTTTAGCTCCTGGGGCAAATTACTATGGGGGTGTAGTTCTTGTTACAGATGATAGAATATATTTTCGAGACAGATCAAGCTCTCCTCAAAGAATAGTTTGGATTCCATATACATCTAATCCTATTCCAGATTATCCTCCTTTGACTACTGTTATTTCTTATGGTCCAGGTGCGCAAGATTTGCATGGGAGCAATAATGCTTGGTGGTGTGGTACTTTATACGGTACTCAATATATTTTTCATTGTGACAGAGGCGCTCATCGTATTGTCGTTACTGATTTAGACGGTAATTATATTGGAGAGTTTGGAACATATGGTTCTGGTTTAGGAGAATTGAATAGTCCTATTCAGGTGTGCGTTATTTATCCTGATATGGTAGGGGTAGTAGAGTACGGAAATAGGCGTGTGTCTTTTTGGGAAATTAAAAGTTGGTCTCCTTTTGTGGCTCAAATGGTAGTTGGTGGTGTAGAATCTTCCCAACTTATAAGCGAAGATTATTATCCTATTGGCGTTGCTGCTTGGAAAGATACTCAGTTGTATGTTATGGAGTACAAACCTAGTTATCTGGCGAGCATTTATGTGACAGAATTCAAAATAAACTCGGATTTATCGACTACAAAACAAGGAAGTTATTATTATAGTCATGATTCAAATACTGCTCTTTGTGCGTGGGCTGGTACATCCAAATTAGTTACTTCTTATAAAAGTAAAGAATGTAGAGTCTATGGTCTTCGTGTTATTGATAGTGGTCTTTCTGAAACTATGACTTTTGATATATACGCCATGATTTCTGGTGTGGGCGTAGATATTAATTTTGATTTAATCTCTGGGTCGCCTCAAGCTTTAATGGATGCACCATTTGAAATAGATGCAGAGGCCAGAACTCAAATCAATGAATTTGATGAAAATTTCTTTTTTTCTCTTACAGCGAAAGCTGGCCCGTATAATATGATTTCTGAGTTTGGTTTTGATCTTGTTGCTGGAGAACACGGAATACGACAATCTTTTGGTTTTGAGTTATTTGCAGGACAAAATCATTTAGAAGATGCTTTTGGTTTTGAGCTTTATACTGAAACTTCAACAATAGAATTTTCTACCGTAGAAAGCTCTTTTGGATTTGAGCTTTTAGCAGGCGCTCCTTGTAGTGGCGGGTTGTCTCTGGAATTAGAAACTTTAGAATTACACAGCAAAGCTGCCGCTGACATTATAGGAACATGTCAGTTCTTACTTGAGTCTTTAGTAGTCGAAGCTTATGAAGGTCCGACGAGCGAATTAGTTCTTCCTGCTTTGGAAGTAGAAGCGTCTATTTCTGTACCTTCTACAGGGGTATCTCAACTGATATTGCCAGAGCTATCTGTGGTTGCTTCGGCATCTGTGCCTTCTGTAGCTTCTATGGTTTTAGAACTTGAAGGTTTGAGTGCCGAAGGACAAGCACTTATTCATGGACAGTTGAATGGAGCCGTAGTTCTTCCTTCTCTAGTTACCCAAGGAATTATGTCGATGGGAGCAGCTTCTGCTCAGATTTCGGCAGTTGTAAACAATTTAAAGGTAAATAGTTGGGGGGCAGTAGTACCGTCTATTACGGGTGCTTTGGTACTTCCTTCTTTGGCGGTATCATCGTCTCAAAGTATACAGCTTTATAGTATTTCTGAACTTTACGATGGCAATTCTCTAATACATATACCAGGTGCAGATTATTACCAAATTGATTTGAGTTCTTTTTCTGATTTGGAAGAAAATTTATTTGATGTCCAGGGCCTAGCAATAAACCTTGGCACTAAGGCAGTCACAAAATTAGGACATCCTGCTACGTATAATGTCATTGATCTTGGTTATCTCGATGTTCATAAAGTAGCAGTGATGGATTATTTGATTGTATATTTGTATGGAGATATGTCTACTGAGGAGGACTCGGTTGGGCAGCTTGTCATAGGAGACTATTCATATGAAATAAAACGCTGGGTTACTAATGGGGAATGGAGAGTTGTAATAGGTAAAGGGCTGACCAAGCAGTCGTTCAGAGGCCCTAGCGTTAGGTATCAACGAATTTTGTTACAGTTAAAAGATGGTTTTGAACTTAAAGGCATTACTATTTTAGCTACTCCAAATCCACGGAGACTGCGTTAAATGGATGTTAGTGATCTTTTAGGATTTTATTCAGATGCTACTGATTTAATTACTCAAGTAAGCGAAGAAGTATCTAGCTTTGCTGCGACGGCTAGTGACATAATTAATTTCAATTTCAGTATTCCAGAGCTTTCCAGTGCTCCTGCGGAGTTATCTAATTATCCTGATCCTTTAATTGATCTCTCGACTCTTCCTAGATTAAGTTGGGATTATCCTAATATACCTTTGTCTCCTGAAGATTATAAATCTGCGATAACTGATTTACGCCATGTTGTAGATCGTTTGCTAGATGCTTTTCAAAATATTGTACCTGACTTGGGTCAGCTAAGTTTAACTTCTTTGCCAGATGTTCCTGTTACGGATATTAATTTGGAATACCCTTCTCTTACCTTAGATACTAAAGATATTCCTTCTTTGCCCAATGTTCCTAGTTTAAATCTTCCTACTATCCCAAGTGTTGAGGATGTATCGACTAAAACTAAGACTTATTCTGTTGAAGATATAACTGGTTACTTCGAATCTTTGGCAGACTATATTGCACAAATCAGACAGCTTTTGCAGGACCAGCCGATAGAGGTTGATACTGATTTTCCTAATGATGCAGAAATAGCTACTGCTAAAAAGACTTTGAATGATTGGTTGTTGCATGATTACATTCCTACTCTTGCTAAAATGGATAGCATAGATTTAGCTGGTCTTGTCGATGTAGTAGAAGGTACAAGTATCGAAGGCTATAGATATTACATACTTCCAGACGGTTTTGTTAAAGCCGTTATGGATTTTGCAGAGAATATAAACGGTCTGGACCTTCCACGCAAAGAGCCTATTTCTTATTTAGACTCACTAAGAATGAGTGAAGAAATAGAACAACTTTTGGGAGAAACTGCTGATAGAGGGTTTAATGAGGATGTAATCGACGAAGGAGCGGCTTATGATATTACCCTTCACCGAATCAAAACACAGCTTGAACTTACTGAGAAAAAAGGGAAAGTATTATCCTCTTATACAGATCAGATGTGGAAAGCCATTGATAGAAAGCCTAAGCTTTATAATCAGCTATCTACTTGGCTTCTTGTATCTTATTATTCTCTCGTGGACAACATTGCAAAGCTTTATCAAGTCAAAATTAAGACTATTCAGGAGAGGATAGATTTAGTCGATAAGGCTGTTAAAGCAAATCAAACTCGACTACGAGTTCTAATTTCATCTTCATTAAATCTTTTTATTAATATCGAAACTCGAATTCGTAATTTAACGTCTAAATTAAAAGCTCAAACGTTAGAAGCTCAGAGCGAGGTATTAGCGACACAAGCCGAAGCATTGGAAAGCCAAGCTATCGCAAAGAAAATTGCAGAATACGTTCAGAAGATAAAGCTAGCAGAAACTGCTTTTAAGGAAGTACAGACTAGGCTTAGGTTGTATGAAGTCAAAGCTGGAGTGCTTAGTAGTCAACTTCAATTTGAAATCTTAAAAAATAATCAGATTATTTTAGAAAACCAGAACGAGGTGCTATCCACGTTAACACAATTTATAGATTATGATAAGTTATCAGAGCAATATAGATTATTGGCTAATCTACAAGAAAGTAAGCTTTCTGTGTTTAGCGATTATGTTTCTTACTTAACTACCGTAGTAGAAAAACTAACTCAGACTCCAGACGTAGTTAAACTAAGAGGAGAATTAAAAAATCTTAAAGCTCAAATAAGTAAGTTTCTTATCCAAAGAGAAGGTAAAGATCAAATGATGAGCACCTGGCAGTCTTCTTTAACAGATCGTTGGGCTGTTGATTCCTACGAATATAAAAAATTAATGCAAAAAATAGTTTATGATGCAGAAGCTTCTGTTGTTTTCTCAGAGAGTCTTTTGGCTGATATGATTGCTAGAAATTCTGGAAATTTTGATGTTTTAGGTAATTTTTACTCTGAAAAAGCGGCAGGAGCTTTGTCTGCTGCCCATACTGTTGTAAGTTTAACTAATAAGATTTTGGAAGAGTAAAATGAGCTACGATGTAACTGAACTTATTTCAGAGAGACTAGACGCAATTAATAGCGGGATAAATTATACCCTAAATACTATTACAAATGTTATTAATGGGTTTCTATCTAGAGGTGTGTTGGAAATTGACCCTGCTTTTGTTGAAGATTTGCATCTTCATACTTATCCTATTCCTATTTTATCAAAGGGCGTAGGTGCGTCCGACATACAGCTAATTCCTACTGATTTAAAATTTCCTGATCATTCTGCTGAAGATTTTGATTTAAATACACTCATTTCTGAATTTGATTCTATACTTACAGAAATAGGCCAGAACATTGCTCCTCCTACAATTGATTCTGTTTCTCAAAATCTGCATTCTATTTCTGCCCCACGTATTCCAGATAATTTAGATTCTATAGAATCTCCTTCTTTGGATACTGTTAAACTCCCTACTTTACCAGTATTTGACAAAATTTCTGTTCCCTATCCAGAATCAGTTACTACGAATTTCACACCTTCGGATGTAACTTCGCTAACATTTGTTGAAACTCAACATTTATTTGAAGAGTTTGACTCTATTTTACAAGAGGAATTGCAGTTTTCCACATACGTTCATAGTTTGATAAAAGATAGGCGCCTTAGAGTTGGAGAGTTGGTAGAGTTTTATGGCAGAATTTTAAACGCTCTTAAGGCTACTAATCCTCTTCAAAGAACTAGGGGAGTTATTGATGAAATCAATCAAATTGTAGATGAGGGTGAAGAGAAATTCATCAAACCTATTTATGATAGGTATACTACTTTTGTCTCTGAGGATATTAAAAATAAATTAGAAAATTTATATTCCCAAGCTAAAACTTTGAGTGAAGGGCAATTACAAGAAAAATTTTATAGTGAAAACGTTTTCACTGATCGAGATAAAGAAGACGAAATAGAGGTTTTAAAGCTTCAACTTAAAGAAGATTTGGACAAACATGAAGCTGCTTATATGGACATTTGTATCCAACTCTGGAATCTTACTCTTTCTTATGTTCTTGTTTATGTAAATAAGTTATTGATAGAGTTTCAGCAAAGAATTGAATATGAGAGGGTTTTGGCAGAACTTCATGCTAACTTAGGCAAAGCAATTTTTCAGTATTATAATTTGTACGATTCTTTACTTCAGGCGGGAAATGTTCAGTTAGATAATTTTAAAGCTATTTTGAGCAAAGCTGATACAGAGTTGAATAAACTTCAATCTATATTAGAAAAAAACAATGCTTATATCGAAGCATACGCCGCTCAGATTACTGGGCTTCAGACTTTAGTAGACAAGTACGATACTGATAGGAAAAATTACCAGGCACAACTTACTGAGAGGTCTTCAAGAGTAGACTTAGCTAAAACTGTGTATCAAAACAACCAGGCTAAGGTTGATTTGTATCAAAGAGCCGTAGGCTTGGTTAATAAGTTGTACAGATTAAGACAAGAGAAAATAAGAGATATTCTCAATAGGACTAAAGCTAAAGTAGGTGCAGCTAAAGCCCAGCAGAGTTTAGATGTAGCAGGCTCTAAAAGCCTAGAAGAAATTTACAATATTTATGGGGATATATTAGAAACAGATGTGAGCAGATATAATGCCGAATATAACAATGTTCTCAAAGATAATTTAATGGGTTACAAAACTACAGTCCGTTTGAACGCAGAACGAGCTAATTTGTTGAAGCAAGCTTATTCAGTATTTCTTCAGAAAGTGATGCAGGAGAACCGCTATCTTCTAACAACTACTAGACTGGTCAATAGCACTGTAAATAAAATTGCTATGGAAGGAATCAGGCCCCTGTCTTCTATGTCGGCTGGGTTGCTGAGCGCTATTGATGCTGTTGTCAATGGCTTATATGAATTTGTTGCAGAGGGATAAAATGCCTCGTTATTATGATCCAAACAAACCTGTAAAAATAAACAAAAAATTAGTTGAACAGGAAGCTCTCCAAACTCCGTGGATAGACCCTATTGACTTATTGACTTTTGGCACAGGACGAAGTGTGTTATCCAAGTTAGGGTCCAAAGGAGTTGGGGGAATATTAGGAGCACTATCCACTAAAGGAGCTACAAAGATGGGATTAATTAACAAAGCCATTGATTTAGGTGGGAAGGCATTAAAAAAAGGATGGCCTATATTAGCAGGCTATGCTTTAGGCTCAATGGGTGGGGGAAACAAAGATAAAAAAGAAGCTCTGCCCTCTATAGAAAAGCCCGTTCTTACTAAAGAACAATTCCAAGGATTTGTTAATCAAATTAACAGTATTCTGGGCGGGAACATTCCTATTAATCCTTATTCTGCCCAAGCTGCTAAGATGGCTAATAATGCTATTCCTATGCTACAACGTGCTTACGCTCCTCTTATAGAGTCTGGCAAAGAAGCATCGTCAGCCTTGACTGAGTTAGCATCTAAAATACCTTTAACCTCTGTACAAGGACCTAGTTATTATGACACCGCATTGTTAAAAAACATGGGTGCTCAGATTTCCGAGCTTTTAGCTCAATCTCAACCCCCTGACCTTAGTTTTAAATCTTTATTGAGAGCCAAATATGCAAGACGAGCGCTGCAAACAGCTTTACCTGCCTATGCTAGTTTAGTTAGCAGCGGGCGCCAAGCTATTACTCCGTCTTCTGTTGTACCTAATTTAATAACTGCTGCTTATGAGGCTCAAATGCGCCCGCATTTTAATATGCTATCGGCACTTCCAGGACTTTTAACAGGGGCGCAAACTACACTACGTCAAGTTGGTGCAGGCCAACAAGCAAAAGCTGCTATGCTACTTAATACGTTGTTAGGCGGCCAAACTAAAATGGACACTGCTACCTTGACCGCATTAGCTAAATTGGGAGCATTGGACCCCGCAATCAAAGATTTGATACTCCAGAATTACGTTCAACAATAAGGAGAGAAGTAGATGCCTGAAAACAATGCTCTTGCTGAATTAATAGCTAGAAAATTATTAGGCCTCCCTCTTCAGGGAGATTTAGGTTTGCCTTCAGAGACCGAGGCGATTCCGCAACAACAACCTGTAACAACTCCACCTGCGGCCCTCCCTACTGGGACCAGCTTAGTTCAGGTTCCGCAAGCACCCACAATGAGACAGATTACTGCTCAAGAAGAATCTTGGCCTGGGGTAGTAGCTAAGTCTATTGGAAGTGGCCTTACCCAAGTTGCTACAGGAGCGTTGGGTACTGCTTCGGGTATATTGGAAAACTTAGGAGCTAATACTCAAGAACTCCAGCACATGGCAAACGAAGTTAATCAGTATCTGGCCCCCAAAGTAGGGAAGAGCAGGGCCAAATCCTGGGTATCAGGGATTATTCAATCTACTATAAATTCCCTGGCTCAGTATGTAATTTCTAAGAGGCTTGGTATACCTTTATTGCCTATGTTTGGGGCAACAAGCGGAGGGCAGAAATACCTCCAAGTAAGACAGCAAGGATACACTCCTGGGCAAGCACTAAAAGCAGCAGTACCTACTGGAATATCTGAAGCTGTTACCGAGAAGATACCTTTTGAAGCTGTATTTAAAGATGTAGGGAAACCCATAGTTCGTCGTCTACTAAAGCTGTACGGTGGGGAGCTATTAGGGGAAAATATCAATACTATCACAGAAAATATTGTTGATCAGGTAGTCTTAAATCAACCTAAAACAATGGACGATTATGTCCGAGACTTGGTTGATACCACTGTCATTACTTTAGGGCAGACCAGTTTGACTGGATTGCCAGGCATAGCTTTA